CTCCGCCGCCGCCTCCGCCTACGCCGCCGACGCCGACGCCGCCTCCGCCGCCGCCTCCGCCTACGCCGCCGACGCCGACGCCGCCTCCGCCGCCGCCAGAATCAAATACCGAAAGATGGCCTGTGACATTTTCCGGGAGCACATCAAGCCAGAGGATTTGAAGTTTTAACCCCACCCGCAAGGGGGTTCTACGTCGGGGCCGCTTACGTGTCGGGACACGCTTCTACCGAGCGCCCGGCATAAGCCAAAGTAGGAGAGAGGACGACCGGGCAGGGTCGGAAGTCCCTCTCCGGCAAGAGCGGTGCCGAAAGGCTCGAAAGAACGAGACGTTCGAGTGGTTGGGAATAGGAAGTAAGGGGAAATCGTGATGGATAAAACGAGCACGCATGGAAAACAAAAAGGCGAGAAGGTTGTGAAGATGCACTTCCTCATCGTGACGGATGGTGGCTCGTACAGAGCCCTCTGTTCATCGCACGGAAAGAACGCAACGTCCAGTTGGAGGAGCGTGACCTGCAAGCGGTGTCGGAAGATGCGCCCTGCGTCTGATGGGGACCTGCTCACATGCAAGCCACCGAAGGGATATATCGAGTACGTGCCCTGGGCGGAGGCCATGATGAAGAAGGGGCACCGGCAGGTAAGGTGCGAGACCTGCGGGAAGTTCTACTTCCCCTGCGAACATCATAGGCACGGGAGGAAGCGATGAGAGCGATAGCCCTGATTTTCGTTCTTTGGTTCTGTTTGCATCCGCAAGGTTTTCTTGCTGATGGAAGGGTGTGGGTGAAGGTCAATGTTGAGAAGGCTACGGTGGAGCAGGATGGCGATTTCATTGTGGTCCGTGAGGCCGGTCGTTCCGTGGAGGTTGCGAGGTTCCTGAAGAAGGATTTCATCTTCTACACGAACACTCCGCCTCCCCCGAAGGCTTGGGTATTGAACCCGTGAGCAGATGGGAGTAGAGTTGGCACTAATCGAGATGCGACCTAAAGAAGGACGGCTCTCGAAGAAAGAAACCGATGAACCACCTTGCCCTGCTTGACATCTATTTCGACCGTGACTACAAAGGCTTCGCCTTCCTGCACTTCGATACCGACAGCGCCGACACGTCTTTCCTTGCGTTCGCAATGAACCAAAGATTATACGATGGCAAGATGCGCTGGCGTCTGGATATGCTCGACATCTTCTGGCTCGAACCCCTGTTCTTTCAACTGAGGATGTGGTGGCGAGGTCGTGAAATTGACCACAAAGACTAAGACGACATCGAAGGACATCCACGAGGCGCTCGCAAAGAGGTTCTGCGCCCCTGAGTGGATTTACGCTCGGGAGTTCTCCATGCTACCGGGCTGGACGAGCCTCGGTAGGTTCGTGGACGGCGTGGCGTTCAACGTGTGGCCGTCCAAGCATCACATCATCATCGCCTTCGAGATTAAGGTTTCGAGGAGTGACTTCCGGGCCGAACTCAAGGACCCGAGCAAGCGTGCGGCCGCCGTGAAGATGGCCGATGAGTTCTACTTCGTGACGCCAAAGGGAATGGTACAGCCGAGCGAAATCCCTCATGAGTGCGGGCTCATGGAGGTCGGCGAGAGCGGGGTCCGCATAAAGCTGAGACCGCCAAAGCCGGACTGGCGGTTCATGAACAAGTACCCCGACGCAATGCCGAGGGGGTTTGCGGCGGCTTTAATCCGCAAGATGAACCCCGACACCATCGACATACGGAACAGGAACGATGTCATTCGTCAGCGCCGACTCATTGAGATTTTGAAAGGGAAGATGTCGGCAACGAAGGACAAGGTTAGAGAGTTGGTTAAGGACCTGAGTGTCGTTTAGGTGAAGAGAGCCGTTTATTACGATTCACGGGAGCGTGGCATGGAAGGGTTTAAGTATTTCGACAGCCGAGAGACGGTCCTGAAGCACACCTACACCAAGGAGAACGGCGAGGACAAGTTGCTGAAGTCAGAGGTCATTGGTGTTTACTATCTTGGTCATACCGGGGAAATCCCCATGAAGGTCTGCGTCATGAACAACGGAACGATGAGCATCAAGGTGGGCGGTTTGTCGGTCGGACTGAATAAGGACGCCGTGGAGGACTTGAGAGCCATCCTGTCTCAGAACTCCGTGGGTCTCGCCTCATGAAGTACCGAAAGAAGCCCGTGGTCATCGAGGCGTTCAGGTGTTCTGGCCTATTGCGGGCGGCGGCGAACGATTGGATAGCTCTGCCCCCGGCCATCCAGGCGGCCTACGAAAAACGTGAACTGTTATTCGACGAAAAGAAAAAGCGCATCATCATCAAGACCCTGGAAGGGAATATGACCGCCGAGGTGGATGATATGGTCATCGTCGGAGTCAAGGGCGAGATATACCCCTGCAAGCCGGACATCTTCGCCGATACCTACGAACCGGCCGAATAATCCTTCCGGGAGGGAGAAGAGCGATGAGCAATGACTTTGATGCGTTGGAGAAGGAACAGTCACGTCTGGTTCGCAAGCGCCACGGCCGGTTCTCCGTGTGGCGTTTGGTCATCGCCGCATTCATGTTCGCGAACAGCGGACTGGTCATCGCCCGGTTCGACGGGTGGAAGGGCTACGCCATCAGCGCCGTGTGCGTCCTGATTGGTCTGTACGTTCTGGAAACCATACGTATGCGGGCCAACATGTACCGTGACCTGCTCCATTCGTTTTCGCACGGCATGTTCTCCTCCCACATCGCTCACGAACTTTCGGAGAACGTTCTGTGGGACGACCAAGATGACCGACGCCAGTACGAGCAACTCATTCAGGAGCGGAACAAGAGCAATCCCATGCCGAAGGTCGTAACGGACTCGTCCATGCCGAAGGACGCTGTGGTCGTGAAGAGCGGCAAGAGTATGGTGGTCGTGAAGAACATCAAGCCGGGGGGAAAGTAATGCTCAACTTCCTGAAGAGGCGCAAAGAGATGCGGGTCGAGGCCCTGAAGCACGAGACGGCTTTCAACCGAGTGGGCGATACCATCGCCATCCGTCGCGAGAAGGATTCCAAGGTCACGTTGTTGTTCTCCCCGGCGAATTGGGGAGGCCACAGCGCGGCGACTCCTCCGTGGATTCACAAGAAGGAGTTCCCGAGCATGACGGCCCTGAAGCGCTGGTGCCGTGTCCATCACCCGTGTAAGCTCTGGCCCAAGAGCGCCGATGGAGTCAGGGCGTGAAATCCATTTAAAACTTAGCCAATTTTCTTTACGAATATACTTGCACGTTCTCTAATCGTGTGATATACCTATATGCGTTAGATAGATAAATCAACCGGGAGGGCTCTTATGAAGGCGAAGGAAACCAAGGTCAAGGAGGCTGGCTTGTGAAATACTTTGAGGTTGAAGGCGCGGATGGCATGGAGCAGTTCACGTCGATTCGTTCACTCAGAAAGCATCTGTGCCTTCATCCCGAAGTTAACGTGGTCTATCGGTACTGGTGGTCCGGTTCCGACCTCGTGGAGTGCAAGTTTCTCCGTCGTGAAGAGGTCATGAAGGGTAAGGGACTGAAGAATGGCATGACCGCTCAATGGGCGGCGAGTCACGGAAGACTTTAAAACTCAGGAGGACACAATGCTCAAGCCACGCCAAACGTCCGATTCGACCGAAGCCCGTTATCGGGTCATCTGCAACGAGACCTTGTATATCGTCCAGGAAGGTCTCAAGGCGGCTCATGTGGATTACTACCACTACGGGGCTCCATCTGGAACCCCGGGCGACTCGATGGATAAGGATATCAAGTACCTCGTGGTGGCGGTGGACGAGGATGGGAAGAAGACGCTTACTCGCGTGAAAAGCATTCTCATCGCCACGGAGGTAGCTCGCAAGTTCGTGAGAGGGGGATACCCGTGGATGAAAGTCAAGATGGCTTGAATCGGCAGGCAATAGCTCATGTGGGAGGAACAGCGTGACGAAAAAAGAGATTCTTTGCATGGCGACAGCCGCCATACGAGCCAGCAAACCGATGGGCTTGGGTTTATTTCACCATCAGAACAAAGATAGTCAAATCACACCTTCGGAGGTATTGAAGTCCGGTGTGTTTGGGGGCTGTCCGAAACGCGAGTCGTTGGACATAGACTACTTCAACGGACGGATGGTGAAGTTTGGAGCGAGGGCCCGTGGAGACGTATGGAGCGTGACGAGGGGAGACTCGCCTCGGCCCGACTACCAGAGTTGGGCCATGAAGTATCCGACTCTTGAGGACCTGTATCTGGCAGGGCTGTATGTCGCGGACGAAATGAGGGACGCCAATGGCGTCGAATGAATGCTCCTGTAATAAGTGCGTCCGTGCGTGCAAGAACACGCCGGGGTGGTTCGCCCCTGGCGAGGCGGAGGGGGCGGCGTCTTTGTTCGGCGTTCCTTTCGAGGAGTTCTTCAGGAAGTACCTCGTGGTCGATTATTGGGACGGTGACGAGGATACGGACTGGAAGACGGTGCTTGTTCTGTCTCCGAACAAGAAGGACTTCCCCGAGTACGTTGGGAAGAAGGCCCCGCACACGTTCCCGTTCCTGAAGAGCCCGTGCGTCTTCCTCGTGGATAACCGGTGCTCTATCCACGCCAACAAGCCAAAGGAATGCAGGGACGTGATGTGCGACAGCAAGGACGGAATGGTGTTCCGGGAGGCCGTTCGGGACCTGTGGAATAAACCGGAGCATCAAGAAAAACTTTCTGGACTTTTGGGTAAGGTTGAAGTATAGGTATATCAATCAAACGGGAGGACGCCGTGGAAGAGAAACCGAAGAAGCCGGCCGTGCCGAGGGACCTCATCTTGACCGTCACGCTTCCCGAGGGGACGCCGAAGATTACGTCTGCGCTCGGAAAGGTGTACCAACACAGTCTGTCCGACGAGCAGGCCGCTCGCCTCAAGGTCAACTCTTTGCGCCGGACCTACGAGGTCGGCAAGGTCATCTCCGTGCATCCGCAACGCCGCCAGTTGACGGTTCAGGTTCCGGGGAACCGTGTGGCCTGGGTCGAACGAGTCCTCCTGGGCAAGGAGCCTGTCGGCACGAACAAGCCGAAGTACGAAGTGGAAGCCCCGAAGGCGGAGGCCACCGAGCCATGAGTGAACAGGTCCGCCTGGAACCGGTTGGTGAACTGAGCTTCCTCGTCTTTATCAAGATGGACAATGGCAAGGAACGACAGATTGGGAAGTTCGACCAGTACCGGGGGACCTACACCACGGAGCGGAAATTCTCCAAGCACTACTTCAAGAAGCTGGATGCTTGGGGAATCAGCGATGCGGCTCTCAAGGCCCTGAACGGCCTGAAGAAGGTCATCGTGCGTGACGTGGAGAGCCTCCGGTCTTACGAGTCCTCCATCGAGGATATGCGGAAGTACGGCACGTACCTTTGCTTCAAGGCGAAGGGATTCGAGAAGCAGTTGTTCGTTCCGCTGTCGTGCTGGAAAGAAACGGAGTTCGGGACCAAATGAGCGACCTGAGAATCATGGTGGACATCGAGACCACCGGCAACGACCCGTCCACGGTGGACATCCTTAACATCGGCATGTTGTCTTGCGAGAGGCAATGCGATGGGTTCTGGCATCCCGGCCCGTCCCTGAATGTTCTGCTTCATACGAGCATGGACCCTCCGACTCCATTCGCACGTGAGCATCAGGTTGAACTCTACGAAATGTGCAAAGCAGTTGACCCGAAGCCAAAAGAGGTCGTGATAAAAGCCATCCACGAGTTCTTCGATGTTCACTCCAACGGGTATGGGGTTGGTCCTCATCGCTTCATGGGATGGAACGCCGCAGGATTTGACATGCCGATTCTCGTGAGGCATGGATACCTCATGCAACCTGTTTATAGACAGACGACTGATGGAAAAGAGGTCCTGGTCGGAGATTTCCACTATCGCATCATGGACATCCAGAGCATCTACAATTTTGTGCGTGAGACGTTCCGTGGTGTACCGAGTGACAAGGAACAGTTCGACAATCTCCTCAAGGATAGAGAGAGGCCGATACCGACTTTTGCTGGCGAAAACGTGCGTAAGCACTTTGCTCTCGACGACTGCTATCGGCAGTTGGATACCTTGAATCGACTCATTGACCTGGCTCAGGAGCTAAAATGAAATTCATCCTCTACGTTCTCTCCCTGCTGAAGAAGTTACACGTCCATAGTTGGGGCGTGCTTGACTACGAGCGGAAGGACCATGAGTTCTACCGCAAGGTGAAGTTCCGAATCTGTCCTCGGTGCAATACCATCCAGGAATATCGGTGCGGCGAGTGGGGTGGGGTCGTGAACTACGAAAGCCTGAAAGAGGCCATTCAATTTCAGGAAGAACAAGGTTTGGAAACAAGAATCTTGTGTAGGGTACTGGAAAGTTTTAAGTGGTAGAATGACGCCCTATGCGAGGGGCGGATGAACGGCAAGGAACTGCGTCGTGACATCGAACGTCTTGTGAAGCGGTACGGGGCTGAATATGTCACCCGCCAGATTCTTATTGTCGAATCGGAACGAGCGAAGAGAGAAATCGAAAAGAGCAAACATGAGAATCCTAATCCTCGAAGACAGCACAGATAGGGTTGAGCAGTTCAAGAGAAACATCGGCCAACGTCACATGTTGTCAATCACCAGTTCGTCCAGGCAGGCCATCGACCTCTTGAAGAACAACAAGTGGGACCTATTGTGTTTGGACCACGACCTCGGAGGGCGGGTGTTCGTTCCGTCGGGCGAGGACACGGGGTACGAGGTGGCGACCTTCCTCGAAATCAACCCTGAGTTCATGCCGACGAACATCATCGTTCACAGCCTCAATCCTGTCGGGGCGAAGAACATCCTGTCCGTGCTGAAGGGCGCAAGGCAGGTTCCGTTCGCATGGACGAAATCCCTGGAAGAGATTTTGAAATCCTAGTAACCGGGAGACCGGTGAAAGCGAGCCTCGGCTCGTGACTAAAAAAACAAAAAAGAGGTGTGTGAGATGAAGAAAGGTTTCTTGCTGTTCATGCTGATGCTGTCAATCTTCACCGCTCCGTTTGCTTTCGCCGGGGATGACGCCACGAATACCGATGGCTTGACCCTGACGATGACGGTCGGCGACGTGACGTTGGACGTGGATGGTGACTACACGTGGAAGAACCTCGTGGAGGAGCCCGGTCTCAAGTCCGGCACCGATGCGTACAAGAAGGCCCATTCGGAGTGCATGGCGTGGGATTCCTTGTGGGCCGATTACAGGAAGGCCAAGACCGACGGCGATTATGCGAAGGCCGAAGCGGTCGCTCCCTATTCCGTCTTGAAGGGGTGGTGTGCGTGGCATCAAGGGTGTCAGCGTATCGGCTCCATGCAAGAGGTCGAGGGACGAGGCAATATCTACGTGTACTCGCCGGATACCCCGAAGGAAGAACTGGAAGCCGCCTTGAAGGATTTCCAGCGTGCTTTGCGATGGGCCAACGTTTCCAAGACGGCGAAGGTCGTTGGCATGGGCAATCCGGCGCACAATACCGATGCTCTCATCAAGCAGGTCAAACGCTCTATCGACGTGGTGGAGACCATGTTGAACGGCGGTGACAAGCAAGTGAAGGCCAAGAAGTAAGTGCGGATTACGGGAGCCCGGTGGAGTCCGGTCGTCAACTACCTCGACATCGAGTGTGAGTGTGGCGTCCAGTTCGTCCACCGGGCTGACCGTTGGAAGCTGAAGTGTCCCTCTTGTGGAAGGCAAGACCATCTAGGAAAAGTTCGGGAGAGGTACGTCAATGAGTCAGCCGGTCATGGAGATATGCAACAGATGTCTCGGCCACGGTGAAAGAGAAGTAATCCTGACAACTGGTATCCGTGAAGTGAAGAAGTGCTGGATGTGTGATGGCGCAGGCCGTTTGCCGGTATTCAAAGCTCCCTCCCCGCAGGTCTCGACCCACGCAGTTCCGGCGCCTAAAAAAGTGCAACGCCCAACGAGCCACTTGTCCGCCCCTCTTGGGGACCTGAGTTGGCTTCCGAGCAGGAGAGGAAAAGCCTAAAAACGGTTGAAGGGCTTTCGCTTTAGATATAAGATTTTTTCTAAGTTCAGACCCAGGAGGTCTTAGGTGACAACCAAGAAGTCAGCCAAGCCTTCTACGGCATCCGGCAAGGCAAAGAAGCCTGCCGCCCCGAAGCAAGAGAAGAAGTCCCCCAAAGAAGTCAAGCCAGTCGTCGCTCCTCCCGCTCCCGCCCCCGTAGCGTCGGTCGATACCATCGTTGTCGAGGGCGTGAAGAACGGGTACAACAGAAACTTCACGACGAACGTGGACCTTCGGAAGAAGGGCGAGTTCGTCCTGCTGGTCAACAACGCCCGGCAGTCTTCGCCGGGAGACTACTCGATTGTTTCGTTCGACGGCACGCAGTTCAGGTTGTCGATTGCTCCATCTCTCAGCGACCGTATCGAGGTCCGTCGGACCCGGTGAACGAACCGCCTGCTAGATGCCACGAAGAGATGACGGGAGGATGAGATGGGAAAGCCGATTAAGCTGACGAAGGACTACGTGATTCAGGGTGTCACCATCTCGGCGGGGACCGTCGGGGAGCTTGTCTCGAACCCCGGCCGTGACGACAGCCCGATGGCGAGCCAGCCGGACCAAGAGCACGGAACCGTCAAGGTCTTTTTCCCGAAGCACTCGATGGAGATTGGCGTTCCGATTGACCGGATGCCGGAGTGGTTCGAGGATGTTCCGGCCGACACGGTTCCCCTGTGAGTCTTCTCACCGCAGAGCACAACATGAGGAGTGCGGAAGTAGCCGTCAAGAACGCCCGTGTCGCTATCGACGGTGTTCGGCGGCTACTGTCGTTTTACTCAGAGGAGCACATCGACGAGAGTTCTTTCGATGCGGCCATTCAAGCGATGGACCTTGCCCTCGCCGAGTTGAAGAAGCAATCGCAGGTCATCAAGGACAGCGAGCAGTATCAAGCAGAGTACCGGGACAGCTACACGGTCGCCGCTCTCGGTCGGCAGGAGGATATGTTCGATGTCATCCGGCCAATTCCTTCCAAAGATAGGGGAGTCCGTACACTTCAGGGCTGAGTTGTCCGTGAGGTTCAAAGTCTTGGTCGATGGGAATAGAACCACGACTGAAGACTTCGTTGGAATGGTTGAAGCGATAGGAACGGTGATGAGCCCACCGAAAAGAGGCTACATTCAGTTGAAGGTCGAATCGGTGCAGGACCCCGATACGGGTCTTTGGATGAACGTTCAGAATCCATTCTCGACGTTCGTGGCCCTCGACGACGTTGACCTTTGAGGAGAAGTGAAATGGACGAGAAACAGCTTTCCAAGGTCGCAAAAATCCCGATGCAGGCCGCCCGCATCGCTTTGAACGATGCCCATTGGAAGAAGTGGATGAGCGGCAGGGAAGAGGAGCGTGAGGCCAAGGCGAGGCTGGCGAACCTCCGCATGGTCTCCGGCTTCCAAGTTCAAGACAAGCCGATGTCCGATAAGGACATCCTTGCGGAGATGTACGAGGACTACCTACGCATGGCGCAGTTCGACCAGCGTTCCAAATACACCTTCGTCGTCGAGAACGGCGGCAAGCGTGTCGGCAAGCGTATCTTCGACATGACGTTCGACGAGTACGTGCGCGACGGCGTGAACAACCTCGATTGGATTGAGAAGACCGACGTGCCCATGTTGCTCCGAATCGAGGAGCGAGGCGGCATCGGGACAACGAAGAAGGAAGCGGAGTTCACCTTGCAGTTGGTGGCTCGGATGCGTGAAGCCATCAACCACTACCTGTCTCTGCCGGAGGATGAAAGAAAGTTGTTCATCGAATGAACGACCTCACGCCCTTCAAAAAGGTTCGTAAGGACGGGCTTCTGGCTGAGTTGGGGATTAAGGCCGAATCCGTGGAAGTCACGCCGAAGGATATTTCCGATGCTCTCGGAAGGGCGGGGGAGATGATTCGGCGTAGGTACGGGGAGAAGCAGTTCCAGAACGAATTGGGCCAAAAAATAAGGGAAGACCTGAAGACCGCTTTCAGCGGAGGGGTACTGACCGTCGTTGATAAAGGGCTCATCGTTATGGCGTCAGGGTTTGGTAGTAGCCTCGTTGTCCAGGTCGGGTTCACGGGGGAGCCCATGAAGGTTTGTGTGCTGGATGGAAAGACTAGATTCTTAACGGGCATTGGACTACACTTACTTCAGGGGGAGTCGTGATGGGAGAATTTCTCGATTTCCTCAAATGGGCCGGGGATAAGTGGGGCATCAACGCTGTCATCATCTCTTTGTGGGTGCTGGACCGGTGGCGGATGGAAAAGATTTTGGACCGAAGCCTCGACCGGTACATAGAACTCGGCCAAACGACGGCCGACACCCTTGCGACAATGATGACCCTCCTCAAAGAACGCCTTCCCCGAAATCACGACGACTAGAGGCATCATGTTCGGTCTTGAACGTAAGGTAAAAGAGGCCGAGAGGGTACAGGCGCTCGTCGAGGGGAATGCGAAGGCTCTCCTAAAGACGGTCGCTATCATAGCCTCCGTTTCGTCTGAGCAGACAGTCAATGTTCGTACCGCAACCCCGAACGGGAACAATAAACCAAAAATCACCGAGCGGCAAGTCGAGGAGCAACACAAAGTAGTTCTGGCGATGGGAACAGCGGCACGGTCGTTAATGCACTTCGATAGAAGGGAACAACGTCATGCCGCAGGGAAGTAACCCCATCGAAGTTCCTCTGTCCTCCCCGTCTGACCTCGCCAACGAGTTCAAGTATCTGACCGAGGACCAGAAGATAGTCAAAATCATGGAGATGATGAAGAACATCTATTTCGGCGAGTTGGTCATCAAGAAGCACAAGGGAAAGATTGCCGCTTTCGACTTCAAGGGCCAGGTCTTGTTCCGGCTCGAAGAGTTCGACAAGGCCAAGGCGGCGAAGGCGGCGAAACTGTGAACGATGCTCCCATGAGTTCCCAATTTGCCGGAGACCCCAGGGCTCAGTACCGTCTCCGCATGACAAAGAAGGTCGGCAACCGTATCGAGGAAGTGGACGTTCAGAAACCCGATGCGGCGGCCGAAGAGGATATGATTCTTGCCGGGCTCGAAGGATTCCAGGGCGGCGGTACGGGCTTCGCTCGGTTCCTTGCCCAAGCCGCAAAACGCTCCTCGAATCCGAGCTTCGGAGTGACCGGCGGATACATCGACGAGAATGGCGTCCCTCACACCGGCTCGGATGCCGTGCGCCAGCAGTCGGGTTCGACCGGCTTCGCCGATTTCATGCAACGTCAAGCCCTGAACCCCGATGGGAACAACGAGGAAGACCGTAGCGCCCCGGCGCATGGGTTCGGAGTCAGCGAAGGGGTGGACCCCACACGTGGTCCAGAGCGTCGTCGTGAACCGGCGAATGATGGAGGAATGGCTCTCATGGGAGCCACTAATCGAGAACTTTATCCTCACGAGCCCGAGGAGTTGAACCGCAACCCGTTCGGCAAAGGTCAGTCGAGTGATTCGTGCGGGGCGACGGCTTCGATGGGCAAAGAGGAAGTCATCAAGAAGCCTCTCCCCGAGCAGGTCCGTGGTGAAGGCGAAGGCACGGACCTCGTGAGCCGTTCGGGCCGTCGTCGTAGGATGGCGGCCGTCGATAGGAACGGGGCGTCAATCACCGACGGAGACAGGGTGAAGACCCCCGGTGGAGAAGTCGGGACGGTTGATTTCATCGACTACTCGACCTACCGGATTTACGTCACCCTCGACAATGGTTACGAGGGAGACTTTTCCTCGGGCGAACTTGAGAAAACCGCCGGGCGGAGAATGGCGGATGGCCCTCTCCCCAACTGGCAGTCCGAGCCCATCGACGACACGGATGTCCGTGAGCGAAACCGCCTCCCTGTCGTCGAGGACCCTTCCGGGCGTGACGTTCCGGGCAGGGAAGAAGAGAAGGCAACGCAGATTCCCCCACAGAAGTTCGACGACGAAGGCTCGTGGCCGACGCCCGGATTCTCCCAGGACTACCCTCAAGAAAAGGTGAGGAGCACCGAAATCATGGCGCATCAGGCGACACGTGTTCGCCTTGCCGACGGGCGTGTTCTCGTCGGCAGAATCGCCTCGAACGACGGGTACATGGTGGAGTTCGTGGGGCGTATGGCCGGAGACAGGTCCGATGCCCGCTACTCCTTCCCGGCCCATGAGATTCGTGAGAAGGGTCCGTTCCGGGTTCGCCAGTCAGAACGTCGTGCGCCCGAGACCTTGGACGACGCCTATGCGGCTTTCAGGAGGGTAGGTAGCCGTGTCCCTTTCGGCCGTAAGGCGGTGAATAACGCAATGGCATCGAAGCGAACCGCCAAGACCATCGGCGCAATCCCGACGACGAAAGCCGGTGTGCCAATCAATCTTTACATCGAGGGCTTTGATGACGGTGAAGGGTTCTCCTACACCGAAGATGAGAGCAAGGCGATGGACATGGCGGGTTACGAAGGCGACTTCGAGATGATGCACCCCGAAGGAGTCATCATGAAAGTCTCTTCGGCCGGGAGAGGAGAAACCGTCCGTACCGCTCGCGTGGTGGCCCCTGATGCTCCGATGCTCTGCGATAAATGCAATCAGGAAATCCCTGTCAGCGGCGGTCTTATCGGCTTTTCCGTTACAGATGGGTATTACGCAAATGCTGACCTGTGCGAATCATGCGCGAACGCCGTGGCGAAAGAGCAGGAACAGAAGTACGAAATGTTTCTCAACGAGAATGATGGCGATGAGGAATATGCGAAGCGGGATTACGAACGCTGGCTCGAAGATGACGAGAGCGGCTCCCCGTTTACGGCCGAACGGTATCGTTATCGTTCGGCTTCTAGCGACGTGATTCCAGGGGGTCTCTCGGCCGGGCGCGGCGATGAAGAGTTCGACCCTCAATCTCTCCTTGATGGCAAGATGGTTGAGAGGGAACACACCGATGACAGGGACGTTGCGAAGGAAATCGCCAAGGACCACCTGACCGAGGACCCGGCATACTACGAGAAACTCAAGATGGTGGAATCCAGGACGGCCGGTGAAGGGACGCCTGGGTTCGACGTGGATGATGAGGTCATCGAAATCCTGCGTGCCGTCAAGAACCAGAATGACGGCGGCATTGGAAGCCACACGTTGAGCGAGTTGTCCGACATGGGACTCATGAATTTTTCTCCCGGCGTGGAGTCAACTCTTGAGCCCGGTCGTTGGTTCCTTACGGAAAAGGGAGAGGCCATGTTGAAAGCGGCGTCAGTCAGAACGGCGGACGGATTCTCAGCGAGCGATGACGAGGGCGACCCGATGGACCCCATCGTGCCCGGTCAACGCCGTCAATGCGATAAGTGCGGAGAGACGTATCTTCCGGCCACGCCCGAAGGTGGTCCCGCCGAGCGTGATGACTACTTGTGCGACAACTGTTACACCGAGAAGATGAAATCAAGGGGGCTGGCGATGGGCTCAAGGATTGCCGGTGCGAGTACCGCTTTCGACGTGACTCTGAACGGCGAGGTCATCGACACCGTTTATTACGACCAGGGTTCGACCGAAGAGACGGTTCGGCGTGACCTCATCGAACACGACGGGTACGACCCGTCCATCAGCGTCACGAAACGTCAAGCCTCCAAGAAAACCGCTGAGGTCGATGTCGATACTCTCCAAAACGAGTTGGAGCCCGGCTTCATCGAGGACATCAAAAGGATGAGAGAAGAAGGAAAGTCCGATGACTATATTCGGTCGCTCTTTTCGCCTCATGCCGGTCCCGAACTTACGGAAGAGTGGATGGCGAGGGCTTCGTCCAAGCGTGTCGCCGCTGTCTCCGTCGGGGACCGCGTTCGCTATGCGAGTACCGCTTTCGACGTGACTCTGAACGGCGAGGTCATCGACACCGTTTATTACGACCAGGGTTCGACCGAAGAGACGGTTCGGCGTGACCTCATCGAACACGACGGGTACGACCCGTCCATCAGCGTCACGAAACGTCAAGCCTCCAAGCGTGTCGCCGCCGTGGCGGCTCCCGACCGTAACGCCGGGGAAGACAAGTCCATCGGTGATGGTCAACTGTATGGCGATGACTCGGCCATGCGTGACCAGTTGAAAATCCGTGACAAGCGCCGCAAGGCCATGAAGGAGCGGTTGACGGCGATGCTTCGCACGGCCGTTCAGTTGGACAGGGCCGGGAAGCACGCCGAGGCCAAGGCCGTTGACCGGCGAATCGAGGCGATGTACGAGACCTGGAAGCGTGAGGGGAAGGCCATCGAGGGCCTCTCTAGCTTGATGTACCGTAGGTCTCTGTCCCGCATGGCGAGAGACAACAAGAAGTCCACGTTGTTCTTCCAGAATCAGGCCAAGGCTTCGCAAGACAACCCGTTCCTTTGAGGGGCACATGCTGACCATTTCGGCTTCGATTTCCTACGACTCTAGGGGAAACATCCTGCACAAGGGCGACAGGGTGCTGGCACCGATACCGGTGTCGGATACCTTTTCGGAGTTTTCCGTCGGTACGGATATGACGGATACTCTTGTGGAAGCTGAAATATACGATATTCTAGTGGGCAACAGGATTGCTGTCGTCCATCCCGAAGACAAGACCCTCGTGGTCATGGACTCGGGGAGCACGACCAAGGTGGACAAGCTGGTTCAGGTCGTGGAGCATTTCGAGGGCGACCAAATCGGTCGGATGAACGAGGAGTCGGAGTTGGGCCGAGCGAGGCTTATGTCTCCGAAGGACGAACTCCTGAACGAAGTGGCTGACATCCTTCTCGACCTGATGAAGTCGGTCAAGAAGGTGGTCATGGCGACGGCCTACAACATCAAAAAGGTGGAGAGCGTCGTTACCGCCAGGACCGGTCGTGTCATGGAGGGCAAGGTCGAAGCTGAAATTCACGTTGCCGACATGATGATGAAAAGGAAGTCCAAGCTGTACGTGGAGTTGTTGGTGCGAGAAGGGACTGTGCAGACACCATTCGGGTTCAGCACCTCGGACGGAAAGCAGTTTCCGTTCAACGAGGCTGGTATCCGAAAACATTTGAATATCCCGCTGGAACCGTACATCGGAAAGAAACCATCGGGCGCTGTCATGTCGTACAGAAAAGATTAAAGGAGCCGAAAGATGCCGCCTGTCAATGCGCCTCTCACCGCCGACGCCACGATGCAGGTCCCTGCGACCTCCGTGGATTTCCAGGGCCAGAAGGGTAACTCCTTCGAGCTTGGCCTTGGCGTCAACATCCAGCCGTGTAACAACATCGTTGGCATGAACACGACCTCCGTGGTCGTCGCTTCTCAGGCCAACGTCGCCGTAGCCAGCGCCCTCGAAAACGGGGACGTGGTTGACGGCGTGACTCTCGCCACCGGCAACCTCGTGTTGCTCAAGGCGCAGACCGACCCCAAAGAGAACGGTGTGTACGTGGTGCCCGCCGCTGGTGCCGCCTCCCGCTCCGCTTCCTTCGGGGCCTATGGCCTGTCGTACCACCGGACGCCCGTTCGTGTCTTGGGCGGCACGGACGCCGGGAAGATTTTCCTTCAGGCGACCCGTGGTGCCATCGTGGTCGGGACTACGCTCGTGACGTTCGAGGAGTTCGTCGGGCAGTTGGAGCACCAAGCCGACATCCTCGATGCCACCAAGGAAGCCCTGAACCGTCAGAACGTGAAGCCGTGGCACTCGATTTCCCGCCCTCGCTGGACGGATGGCATCCTGAGTTTCGACAATCAGGTCATGGAGGGTTTCTACCCGAAGGACAACGTGCGCTTGGCGACCACCGCCGCTCACGGCCTGTCCGGCCTTGCGGCCATCGACGGTGTGACCCCCGTGGCTGGCGACCGCATCCTGGTCAAGAACGGCACGACCTCTCCGTCGCTCTATACCGCCTGCCGTTGCTCGTCCGTCGGTGCGAACATCGTTCTCGCCAGCGGCCTTGAGAACGGCGACACGCTCGATTCCCTCACGCTGGCGACCGGCGACCGTGTTTTGGTCAAGGACCAGACCGACCCCATTGAGAACGGCATCTATGTCGTTCAGGCTTCGGGTGCGGCCGTCCGTGCGACCGACATGGACGTTGCGAGCGAGGTCATCCTCGGGAAGGGCGTGACCGTCACGGAAGGGACGAACGCCGGCAAGTATTACGCCGTGTCCGCCGTCCCTCATACGATGGGCGTCAACCCGCTGACCTTTGCGCTGTCTTCGGCCGCCTTGCTTGCGGCCGTCGCCAACGGCATCTACGTGGCCGATTCCGGCTCGTGGTCCCGCTCGGCCGACGCCAACACTTCGGCGGAAGTCCGCAACGGGATGACGGTGTTCGTGACGGAGGGCGCGGCGAACGGGGAGAAGTCGTTCTTCATCAGCACGGCGGACCCCTTCTATCTCAACGTGACTCCTCTCGCCTTCAACAACCTCACGGACGTTCTCACCGAGAACATCGTGAACCAGCCGACCGATACGGTCAAGAATGCGTCGGACGCTGGAATGTACCGGTCGCTGTAAGACCGGGTTTTTGCAGGGCATCTTCGGCGGGTCCGCTCTCTTCTTGAGGGCGGACCCCCTCCTTCGAGGACATCAATGGATAGGGCTACCCGCAGGGCACTCCGTCGGAATACCTACGCTCTCATGGCCGAGCGAGTTCGTAGGGAGGCTCAGGTCAGCGTGACCGAAGAATGGGCACCGGATGGTACGGTGAAACGCACTACCAAGATGGACAACTCGATGCCCGGAGAGGCGGAGTTGCTCCTGAAGATGTTGTCGTTGGCTCCGCCCGAGGCGGCGGAGGTCGTGAACGATGCGAAGGCCAAAGGCATCTTGCCCGAGGGGAATCCTGCGCCCGCTCCGACCGAGGAAGTAGTGGCCGAGCAGGGTCCGGCGATGCAGGAGGACGACCAGGCGGACGTGAAGGGTCGAGTCTCGGAAGGAAAGAAGGATTTTCGGGCCTCCGGTAAGAGGTCGTTCTATCCCGACGTTTTGATGCACAAGGTTTTCAACGTTGACGCTCCCGTGACGGCCTCAAAACGCACCGCCGATGATAGTGGTGTGTTTGCCGAGGGAGACTTAATCCGGGTGACTCGTGGCGGATACGCCGGTTTGACCGGGAAGGTTCTCGGGTATTCCAGAAACGATGCGTATTCCGTTCAGCTTGATGGAGGCCAGCCTGGCGATGGGAAGGGCGGGCAATGCGAGTTCTACTCTTCGGAGATGGAGAAGACCGCTTCCAAGCGTACCGCCGAACTCCGAATCAAAACGACCTACGAGGTCGTGACTCCCGAGAGTGCCGAGGCCGGTGACTTCGAGGAGACTGGCTGGCACGACGAAGTGGGCAAAACCTTTTCTAGTGTCGAGGAGGCCGCCTCGTTCCTTCGCAACGAAGGGGCCACCGAGTATTCGGACAGCCGACCCGACTTCAACCAGGGCTATCGTGGATGGTACATCGGACAGCCCGACAATGATTACGAGACCGGGGCCGAGACCACGAAGAACTACCACCTGGAAGGTTTCTCTTCTGATGACGCCAGGGAACTCCACAAGCTCGTCACGGGTCAGGATACGCCTCCCATCGACCACGGCCAGCAGGAGATGTTTGCGGCGAAGCGGGTTGCGGTAACGAGGGAAGATTTTGTCAATGCGGCCACCGAACAATACTTGAAAAGTGGCGTCTCCTACGACGAAGCAAGACAGTATGCGGAAGACGATGCTGATTACATCGAGGGCCCGGCGCCAGAATTTACCCGATATGTGCATGGCCCCTTCGATAAGGCTTCATCGAAACGCACCGCCTCGTTCCAAGTCGGCGACCGGGTTCGCATTACGCAGTACGAACACGCCGGTAAAGAAGGTGAACTCGGTTCGACCAACGATTACACGAACAAAGTCTTGGTCATCTTGGACGATGGGACTCGTGTTCGTGTCTGGCCAGGAGACCTTGAGAAGGTTGGCTCTAGGCGTACCGCCTCGTTCCAGGTAGGCGACAAGGTTCAAACGAAAGACGGGCGTTCCCCGATTTTCAACGTTGTCGAAGAATCCCGTGAGCGTGGCGACGGGTTTACGGTTTATGACCGCCTCGTTGTCGTCGAGGCTAACGGTCAACGGTACGAGATGAGCGAGAAGGACTTGGTGAAGGTTGCATACAGCCGTTACTCCGGCGACCCGTTTTGGATGAAGGTGAAGTATCCCACGACCTGTAAGCGGTGCGGAAAGTCCGTCCAGCCAGGCGAGGAGGTTTTCCGGTTCAAGGACGGCTCGATGTATTGCGACGCCCCTGATTGCGGTCAGCGGGAGTCGAACTCTTTCAATGCGTCGGCGCAGGACGAAGCCATGTTCGGCGGAGGCATGGACGAAGGCATGATGGAGTTCGGGTCGAAGCGCGTGGCCGCTGATTGGGAGTCTCTTCTTCGCAAGCAGAGAGACGCCGAGGGATACGTGGCCGCAATCAAGGACACCCGTGGCGGGGAAACGTATTGGGGCAAGTCCGGCGAGACGCACAAGGAACTCATCTTCCGGGTTTTCATGGAACAGAGCGACGACAAAAAAGACGTTCGGAATCTCATCATCGCGTTGGATATGTACGGCATCGGAAGCGGCCCATTCTCGCACATCGAAGCGGGATTCGTTGACCCCGAAGAGGGGCGTTTTCTATCTCAAGACGAGATGCAGAACCGCATGGGCGGAGGAGGCAAGGGGAGAATCATTACGGAATACCTTCCCTCTTACCAGACCGCCGCGAAGCGCACGGCGCAGTCCACCCGCGAGTACCTCGAAACCTTCTTCGAGGAGAAACAGCTTCCTCATCAATCGTGGGACATCACGGACCAGAACGGGACCATGCACTACATCGACAGCGATGTGGTCATCGAGGCCCTGCTCAACGCTCCACCGCAGGAGCAGGAACAAGCGGCCAACATCATCCGCAAAATCGACTTCATGAACGGTGACGTGAACCACTTCCTGAAACATCTTGCGACCGGGCTCGTCATGAACTCCTCGGGAGGTTCCGAGATTTTCGCCATGAGGCGTTCTCTGAAGACCGCCGGATACTCCGTCCGTAAGGGAACCAAGGCTGAAATCGAGGCCATCTATCCTTCCCTTCAGATGGTGTCGGCCAGCGGGGAAGCGAACTTCAGTAAGCCCTCTTTCGCATCCATCGAGGACGAAATCTCCATCGGCGACAATGGCTCGGTCACGGTGTTCAAGGGACCGGACCGCTCTGGCGTGACCGGCAAGTGGTGGGAGTTGGAAGGCGTTCCGGTCGAAGTGTACGACCGCACGGCCTCCAAGAGGCAAGCCGATTTCAAGGGCGGGGAGCGTGTGAAGATAAACAGCGACTTCGCGGAGTTTCCCTACGGTTTTGTGGAAAGCGTCAATGATGACGGAACCGTGAAAGTCGTTTACGACAACGAGGGAACTTGGGGACATGGAATTGGTCCCGCGAGAACGTTCTATCTCAATGAGTTGGAAAAGACTTCTTCCAAGCGTAAGGCTGATGACAGCCGTGTTCCTCAAGTCGGCGACACCGTCGGCAAGGTGACGAAGGTGGCGACCAAGAAGGAAGAGGGCGCGGTTCAGGCCCCGGTCGAGGTCCACAGCATCGACGACACCAAAATCCAGACGTGGTTCGAGCGCGACCGTCAGCATGTGGCTCTCGTGGACGCCGAGACCGAACAGAATACCATCATCGAGTGGTGGGACGAGGCCGTGACGGAAGCGGTGGAGGATGGTTTCCTGGACCCTCGTGACTATCACGGTTCGGCCTACGACTACGCCAAGAGTAATGGCCTCCTCATCGAGATGCCGTATGAACAACCGACGTGGGACGAAGCCTTTAGCCTGTGATTCCAAAGCCGTAAGGAGAAGATGATGCGTACTCGCAAGACAGCCTTGACCGAGCAGTCCTTCAAGCAATCCCTGGAAGGAAAGGAGTTTATGTCTCCTTCCTGCGGAGGTCCAGTCCGCATCAATGGAGGGCGTGTCGTCCTCAATGGGTACGAGGACGTGACCGATTCCTGTGATTGGTCGAAGCTCATGGACGAATACCAGGCGTGGAATATCGGCGGAGCGTATCAGCGCATGACGGCAAGCGACGCCAGCACGGAGTCTTCCAGGTACATCGCCCATATCGGGGACCGGGTTCGGTATCAGACCGAGGACGGCTCCGAGGGCGAGGGCATCCTTCAGGACGTTCAACTCGGGATGGACAATGGTTTCCATGACAACTTCTACATCATCAAGAAGGATGATGGCGAAGAGGCTCGAATCCCAACTTTCAGCCTGCTCATGTTCCAGAAGGTCTCCATGAAGAAAACCTCCGACATCAATCCCGATGATTACAGCTACGAGACTTACTACGATGAAATCGGAAAGCTCGACAGCGAAGGCCGCGAGGTGCGTTGGCTCAACGTTAACCGAACCGGCCCGAAAGGCTCGCATCAAGTCGCATCCATTCCCGTTCATGAAGGCCAGACTGACCCGATGAGGCTCATCGAAGACCTGAAGGCCGTGGACCGCATGGGCATGGAAGGCAGGGAATGGTCCGAGGCGTTCAATCGGGTGTTCGATAAGTACATGGTCCCTGGCATGGACGCCGTAATCTCTGCGAGTGGGATGGGCGAGTTGTATCGTTATTCCTCCGAGATGAAAAGGACCGCTTTGACCGGCTGGCTTGAAGGGATGACCGAGGACGAAGTCAAGGGGATGCCGGTTCAAGTGGTCTTCGAGGACCCGAGTGGTCGTGGCCTGAAGAGCGAGGAATATCCGAACTTCCAAGCCGCTCTTTCGGCGGGTCATGATTTCATCCGTCCGAACGATTGGCAGAATGCGATGAAGGGGGTTTCTTACGAGACCAATGCCACGGTTCTCCGATTCGAGAGCCCGGAAGCGTACCGCATTCTTTCTGCGTCGAAGAGGGTTAGGGTTGCGTGGTCAGGTCCGGTGAAGGTCGTGACCGACTCCTGCGACTGGTCGAAGCTCATGGACGAGTCTCAGGCGTGGAGCCTCGGCGGGGCGTACAATAAAATGGTCGCCAATAAAAAGACGGCTGGCGCTACCGACATGGATGGGCAACCCATCGAGGTCGGAGATAAGGTTCGCGCTCAGTCCCTCTACAACGTTTCCGAAGGAGAGGGCCAGACGCACGATGGCGGAACGGGAGTCGTGACGGAAATCAACGAACTCGGTCAAGTTCGCGTGAAGTGGGATGCTGGCTCCGAGGGAACCGGGGCCGACTGGAACGAGGGGGCCACTTTGTATGTGCGTCCTTCCGTTCAGATTTACGAGCCGTTTACCGGAACGAAGGTTCATGGCTCCATGACCGATGACCAGACTCGCGAGCAGATTCTCTCCTTCGTCAAGGACTGCAAGGAGAAGGGGCGTAGCCGTACCGAGTGCATCTCCGACGCCTGTTTGCAGTACCGTGGCATGGACGACGCGGTGTACGAGGTCGTGGACGAAGTGTACGGGAAGAACTCGAACGTGTGGGCTTCCAAGAAGACCGCCGCTGACGAGAGTGCCCTGAAGTTCTCCGCGACCGTCGTCGAGGACACCAACGACCCGAACGGTAGCGAGGGGATGTTCTTCGTCGATGTGAAGTGCACGGGGCCGGATGGCACGGTCGGCGAGTGGAGTGAGTGGTATCCCGAAGCCGATGCCAAGAGGTATAGCGGCTTCATCAACCAGAACCCGACGTTCCAATACATGCAGGAACATCGCGGTTCTCCCGAGGCGGACATGATGCACGAGGCATGGCAGGATTTCCGGTCCAAGGGTGGTCAACTCTACGCTTCCCGTAAGCCGAAACTCGGAGACCATGTTACCGGCATGAGTATCACCCTGGCCGGTAAGAACATCCGTGTGGCGGGTGTCCTGCTTCGCAATGAGTACGAGGACATCTACACGGTTCGCACGGCCAACGGGGACTACCCCGTCATCGAGCGTGACCTGAAGAGCGCCCCGAAGAAGTACGCCTCCATCGCCGACGAAATCCAAGACCTCAAGGGGCGGAAAGAGATGCTTGAGGTCGAGTATGACTCGGCTGAGACCGACGACCAGAAGGCGGCGTTTACCGCTCGCATCGACGAACTGGACCGGGAAATCAATGCTCTCGAAGCCAAGACCGCGATGACCGACCCGACGTTCTTCGGCCACGGTTTGAAGTGCGCCGAAATCGAGGGCGGCAACACCCCGACCTTGACTTCTCCTTCGACCGAGGAAATCTCGGACAACGCCGACGTTCCTCTCTCCATGCGCCCCAAGGGGGAGCCCGGCGAGGGCTCGGAGTACCGAACGAAGATTTCTAGGAGACGCCGCACGGCCGAAGACGCCATCAAGGCCGGAGATGACGTGGTGGTTTTTGCCGACGCCGCTCACGAAATCGGTCAGTACGGCGGTAAGGTCGTTGAGGTCAAGCCCAACGGCTATGCGATGGTCGAGAGCTATAAATTCCCAGGAGACCCGGAGGAAGTAGGGCTTGCCTGGGTTGAGAAAATCAGCCCCGAAGAGGCCGCTGATTGGGGCAAGGTCGGCTCGAAGCGAATCGCCGGACATAGGAGACGCCGCACGGCCGAAGACGCCATCAAGGCCGGAGATGACGTGGTGGTTTTTGCCGACGCCGCTCACGAAATCGGTCAGTACGGCGGTAAGGTCGTTGAGGTCAAGCCCAACGGCTATGCGATGGTCGAGAGCTATAAATTCCCAGGAGACCCGGAGGAAGTAGGGCTTGCCTGGGTTGAGAAAATCAGCCCCGAAGAGGCCGCTGATTGGGGCAAGGTCGGCTCGAAGCGAATCGCCGGACAAACCATCTGCCGCAAATGCGGGGCCGTGTTTGTTCCGACCACCGACGACCCCGTTGAAGAGGCCGAGGACCTGGGATGGGAAATCGGGCAGATAGGCGGATACTTCACGTTCGAGAGGGAAATCGGGCAGATAGGCGGATACGTCACGTTCGAGAATAGCCTGTGCCCCGATTGCCGTAAACGCCGTAAGTCCGGCTCCGTTCGTTCCGCCGACAACGGTGCGGCCCCCACGATAGGCGGCGCTCCCGAAGGTCTCGATGACGTTGAGGGCGAAAAGAAAACGGCCGAGGTTGAACTCGATGAGAACATCTTCGAGAGCGAGGATGATGCTCCTCACCGTTTCCGTGGCGAGGAGAAGGACCAGTCAGTCATGCGTTCATCTTCGGACGGGGCCAAGGGCTACCAGTCAAGCGGGCCGTTCGTTGCCCCTCCCTCGGCGTTGCCGGGCGCGTATGCCTCTTGCCCGACCGGCATCCCGAAGGACGTGAAAGATGAAGTCATCGACGAATACGGCAAGGACAGCCCCAAGACCTACATGACCTTGAACAAAATCAAGGACGACATGAAGGAGGGCAAGACTGCCTCGTTCATGGGGGACCAGATGGACGAAATCTTCAAGGCCAAGGTCGAACAGTACGTGGCCGAGGGGATGAGTGAAGAAGAGGCCAAGAAGAAGGCCGAGGATGCGGTTCTGTCCGAATACTCCTTTTGGGCGGACTAATGAACAAGACCGCTACCATCTTCGATAAGAGTGGGCTCATTGCCCTTCAGCTTGGAATGACCGTTGAGGTTCAGACCAATCCGTACTGGTACGGAGAAATCGTGGACATCGAAGGTCGTGAGGGACAAGAGAAGGTCGAGGTCGAAGGTCTCCATGAACCGAAGAGGGAATGGGTCTCGGTTAAGGACGTAGTGGCGTGGAAGGGCAAAACTGAAGGCTCGAAGAGGACTGCCATGTTCAACAAAGGCGACCGCATCAAGTTCGTTGGCGACTTCCCGGCTGGCTCGGTCGGCGAGAAGTATCGCAATGAAGGGTCGGAGGGCGTCGTTCAGGGAGAGGGATACGACCCCGATTATTTCGACCTTGAGGGCAACGGTCCTACGGGTAGCGATGGTCAATACTCCGTCCTCATGGATGACGGGTATGACCTCATGGTGCCGGAAAAGAACTTGGAGAAGGTGGCCTCGATGAATAAGACATCCGCTATCGACAGTAATGGTCAGGAACTCAAAGTCGGCGATATGGTCCGGGTGTTAGGCTTCGCAGGAGAGACAGTAGAGGCCGAAGTCACGAGCGTCACCGAAAGGCAAATCCAGGTCTCTTGGGTTGAGGACGGGATGAAGATGGCGACGAACATCTGGACCGATGGGCGTAGCAAAATTGAAAAGGTTGCCGCTTGGCGGTCGGGCAATCACCTTCGCCTCGCCTCCAAGAAGACCGCATGGAACCCCGAAGGAACCGATGCCACTCCGAATGCCGAAAAAATCATGCGGGCTTTCGATGATGTCGAAAGAGAAACCGGTGCTCAGTCCGGCACGGCCGTCCGTGAGGAGCCGTGGGCCTCGAAGTTCCTGGCCCACTTTGTTGCTGACGGTTGCAAACCGGCGAGCGACGACGACCTGAAGGCCCTCGAAGATTACAACTATCACTCGGCCATCTACATCCTCACGATGAACGGACTCGTGACCGGGAACTACTACACGAAGTCCACTTATGGCTCGAAGAAGACCGCCAGCGAACTCACCGACGCCATCGGGGAGCCCATCCTGGTCGGCGACAAAGTTCTCGATACGGAGACGGACGAAGAGGGCGATGTCATCGAGGTTTCAGGCGTCGAGGCTTTCATCGAATGGTTGTCTTCCGGTCGTCAGGAGTGGACGACGGGCGACATGCTCGTCAAGGCCATGAAGAAGGAAGCCGAATACTTCGAGGACGAAATCTTCGATGAGGACACGACCGACGACGAGGGCGCTTTCAACCCGAACTCTTCTTCCGCCGTGAGTCATTCGTTCGCCGTCGGAGACATCCTTCATGGTTCCTTTGGGTATGACGAGACCCACAACTACTTCGCAGAGGTCACGGGCCTCGTGGGGTCCTCTACGTTACTCGTTCGCCCAATCTCTTACGAGCAGGTCGGGGAGATGGAAGACAGATTTTCAAGCAGGGTTCGTCCGATTCCCGGAAAATACATTGGCCCCGAGGTTCGTACGAGAGTTAACCGTAGCGGGAACTACGCTAAGGTTCCGGTTCCGAACATTAGCGAAATGATGTCGGCCAGCAAGTGCAATCCGAGCGACACGTTCTACGCCTCGTCTGGTTTTCATTGACGAGAATTGATGGTATAGGTACAGTAGAACGAAGGGGAAACAATGAGCGACCGCACATACCGACCTGTAAACCAGCGCCAGATTCTCGGCTTCGATGGTAAACCTCTTACCTCGAAGCCGAAGTCCGTTATCGTTCCTGGCACCAGGAGGTCGGCCGCTGATGTGGCGCTCACGTCGCCGGAGATTCGTAACCCTCTACTCAACATCGTCAACTTCTTCCTCCCGTACAACTACAAGGTACTGAATCAATGGATTCGGTACTACGACCGCTTTCATCCGATGGTCGGTAACTGTATCGACCTGCACGGGTACTTCCCCATTTCCAAGTTCGACTTGAAGTTGGGGAAGCAGGACGAAGAGGTTCTCAACGTGTACGAGGATTGTTCGGAGGAAATAGAACTATTCCAGAGATTCCTCGAAATGAGCCGCGAGTTTGAACTCATTGGGGAGGAGTATCCTTACCTGCATTGGAGCGATGAACTCAACTTCTTCGACTCCATGACCTTGATGAACCCCGACTTCATCAACGTCAAGATGCACCCGTTGGCTTTAGGCATGAAGCCGACTATCGAACTTGAGCCGGACGAACTCCTGAAGAGCCTCATCCAGTCCAATGAGCCCGAGGACATCGAAATCAAGCAGTCCTTGGACCCCGTTGTGATTTCGGCTGTGATGATGGGCCAGAACATCCGCATCGACCAGTTCAACACCGAGCAGATTGCCCGTAAGGCTTCTCCTTACGAGCCCCGTGGCACCTCCATCGTCCTCCGCATCCTGAAGGACCTGTTGTACGAGGACAAGCTCCGTGAGGCGCAGTATTCGGTGGCCGACGGCATGATTACGCCGAAGGTCATTTACAAACTTGGCGACCCGAACAACGGCTACATGCCTACCACCGAGGACCTGACAGACTTCCGAGCCCTGCTCCAAGCTCAGGCCCATGACCCGCTTGCGGCAATCGTGACTCACTACGGTCTGTCCCTTGAGTACGTGGGGGCATACGGGAAGATTCTTCCCATCGTGCCGGAGTTCCAGTTCATCGAGGACCGCATCCTGACTGGCCTATACACGAACAAGGCCCTGACGCATGGTGAGGGCCCGTGTGCGAGTTCCGACACAGAAACACTTACTCGTCGAGGATTCAAATTCTACGATGAAATCACGGATGAGGATGAGATTGCGACGTACAACTCCGTGACCGGAAAATTGGAATACCACAAACCGACAGGTCGAGTTAAGTTCAATGTGGACAGCGAACTCATCCTGTTCGAGAATAGATGTCTTGACCATTTTGTTACCCCGAATCATAAGGTTTGGGCAAGGAAGCCCAACGGTAAGTTTGAGAAGATGAGGGCTGATGAGGTTTCGGAAAAATACGAGTTTATGACAACCCCGGAAAATGGTTGGGATGGAGCCTCGCCTGAATACGTCCAGGTAGGGGACCGAAAAATTCCGACGAATGATTACATGAGGTTCGTCGGTCTTTATCTGTCGGAAGGCTCGATGGAATTTTCTAGGACGGCGGAATTTGTTAAGACGGGAAATAAATCATGTACCCGCCCAATCGAAATCCGAATTACTCAAACCGAGGTTCACAAGTCCGGCCTTAATCCGTGGTACGGACGTGTCAAAGAGGCCGTCTTGAAAGCGTTCCCCGACGCCATCGAAAGACAGGCAAAAAGACAAAATGGAAACTACGGGACTTTCAGGATTAAGGGAGGAGACATAGCGGCTCATTTCCTTTTGAATTACGGAGAGGGGAGCGCCGTTAAGACCGTTCCTGCTTGGGTTAAGAGTTTTGGGATGGATGCTTTAAAGGCTCTGATTGACGGGTTTCATATCGGAGACGGCTCGGATTTCTCGAACTCGGATAGCGGATTTGAGCTTAACACCGTATCGAAGGTTCTAGCCGATGACTTGCAAGAAATCTGTTTGAAGTGCGGCTATTACTCAAAAAATTCAGTTCGGACAAGAACCGGAAGAAAGAAACTGTACAGATTGAAAATCCATCCCTTTAACATTCGGAGGGATTATGGATTTACTCCAATGTTGTCGAAGGGCGACATCAAGCGAATCCCTTACAAGGGGTGGGTCTATTGTTTTGAGGTTCCCAATCGTCTTTTCGTCATGCGACGAAATGGAAAGATTTGCATAACTCATAACACCTACGCCAACGCCACCGTGGCGATGGAGGCTCTCCAAGGTCGGTACATGGCGAAGCGGGAGAAGTTAGAGGACTTTGCCATCCGAAAGATTTTCACTCCGGTCGCTCTCGCCAACGAGTTCTACGAACCTCTCACCGAGGCGCAGTCCTCCCACGGCGTCCGTCCTTCGCGCAAGGACCGCAAGCTGAATATACCGACCTTCGAGTGGAAGCAGAAATTGAGGCTCGTGGACGACATTCAACGGAAGCAGATGGTCATCAACCTCCGCAACCGTCCCATCCCCGAGGTTTCCCTGCGGAAGATTTACGACGAGCTTGGTATCGACTTCGACACCGAAATGCAGGCGTTGAAGGAAGAGGCCAAGATTATGAAGCAGATGAAGCAGGACTACGGCGTGGAGAACCCGTTGTTGAATCCCGGTTCTCGTCCTGGCGGTCAGATGCCTGGTTTGCCGGGCGAGAGCGGAACGACGAGACCCGTTCAGCCTCCAAGGGACATCTCGATGGTCAAGGCCCCAGGCGGCGGAGGAAGCAAGTCCTCTACCCAGGAGCCAGGTGGCCCGTCCAAGACCAAGGAACCCGGCGGCGAACTGAAGGGGGCAAGCGCATCATGGAACTCCGAATTACAACAGGCTCGCAAAGAAAAGGCCAAACTTCTCGTGGCGTTGTCGGACCCGCCGAAATTCTTCTCGGAGGACGGGCGGCTGAAGGACGTTCACGCTCTCGAAGCGGAAGCGGCATTGAGGTCGTAAGGTCCATTAAGACCATTCAAGCCTGTCTTCATCCAGAGGAACACGCCGACCATGTATGCCATTGCGGCATCACACGGATGGCGTTGTCCGAGTGGCAAGACGGACTCTCCCGAACACGGCTTGATTCCAATACCATCCGGCATATCGTTGAACTCGAACAGTCGGTGTCCGAACACTACGACAAGGGCGGGGCGGACTTCGTTGATTTCCTCATGGACATCTATGAGAAGAAGGGTGGCATCCAGCCCGAAGACCTGAATCAAGCCTTCCTGTCCTCTTACTACAACGTGACCCAGGACATCTCGACTCCGTACACGCTCTATTACAAATCCATCGTTGACTCCGGCCGGGACCGTGCCCTCAAGGACCTCGGAATCGAACGTGAGGCCCGCCGCAAGATGCGTCGGACGGCCGCTATCGGTGACACGTACATCCAGGACAGCCTCGACAAGTCCTTTAGCCAGGTGAAGACCGTTGGCGATGAGGTCATCAAGCAGTTGACCGATAAGTGGACCGAGAGCGGCGGCACGAGCAATGTGGTCATGGACCTGCTCAAGGAATACGAGGACGAGGCAAGGGACGAGGGCCTGACCCGTCAGCAGTTGAGGCAAAAGCTCTATGAGATTTGGCAGGGCAAGAGGTTCCTGCTCGAACGCATCGTGCGGACCGAGACCGTGAACACCTACGCCCGTGCTCAACTGCAAGAGTGGTACGAGCAAGGCGTGAGGAAAGTTGAGCGGCACGAAATCAAGGACATGCGTACCTGCCCGCTTTGCCGGGACACGCTGGATGGGAAAATCTACGACGTGGAGATGTTGCTGAACGGTGGATATGTAAACCAGGAGACCGGAATCTCAAGCGCCGCATATCCCATCTCGTTCGACTCGCATCCCAACTGCCGTGGGTCGTACACGCCTATCGTGAACTGGTCGGTATTCGAGGAGTTCGAGAAACTGTACCTTGAGCCCGACGCTTTGACGGAGTTCCAGAACGCAAGCGACGTGGTGACTCAGGATTCCAAGGCCGAGAACGTTCCAATCGAGTACCAGGAGCAGGTTCAGCGAGCCCTTGAGGATTTCGGGCCTGACTATCGGCTCCGGTTCGTGCCGGAGATAACGGAGTCTCCTGAGTGGCAAGAAGACCGCCTGCATGACCTACGGTACTACTATTCCGAGGGGGAGGCCCAGGCGCACCTGAATCTTGAAAAAGGGGAAAACAGGGGCAAGCTGGTGCAATATACGTCCAGGAGCGGTACTGTCCTGGTCAGCGGTAGCGCCGGGAACGTGAACGACGTGGTTGTCCCCATCCTGCGGGAACACGCTCATCAGGCTTGGGGAGCGGCGGAGGAAGAGAAGAAGGCTTGGGTCATTGAGCGGTACAAGAACAAGATGGAAGAGATGGAGTTCACTCTCGAAGAAGAGGGCGTTCAAATCATCGGCGACACGCCGTTCGTTTCTCCGATTGCGAAGGAGAGCCCCGAGGATTATTTCGTCGAGTGCTACGCCGCATACGTGGCCGACCCGACGACTTTGCTCTACTTCGACGAACCTTTTTATGATTTCCTTCGAGCCAACTTCATCAACCGTGAGTACATCGCTCGTGGAGGCGTGAATTGAAGCGGTTTTTAGTGGTCAAAGATTCTGATATAGGTATGCTTGCGGCAATTCTTGTTCAGAACGAACAAGATGGAAAAATTGGAATAACGGCGTACAATAAATCGTATGAAGAAGTTCTTCGGAGGCTTGTCTCTGATGAGCATTTCTTCTTCGAGGAAAAGCGTGACGACAGGACCATCGCACGAGTCGAGGTGACACGAAGCGACCCTAGATTCCTCGACATGTTGAAAACAAGAATCGGCCCGCCGTGTGTAGTCCACCTGCGGGGATTGATTCAGGCGGCAACCGTAGAAGAGGCGGCGGAGAGACTTTGGAAGATGTTCTCTCCGAAGGAGTCTCGACCAATCACGGGAGTCTGAAATGTTTAAGAAGGCAGGAGCAACTCCGACGGGGCGTATCGAGGCCGTTGGCACCCTCGAACCCAAAGACGTTCCCATCGAGAAAAGCGCGAGTGCAGAAGCCACCCGCAAGCAGGTCGCCGACAGCATCAAATGGCAACCGACTGGCGGAGGGACGCAGGATGACAAGTAATGCCTCTCTTCTTTTCAAAAAAGTAGCCTTATGGCAGAAGGCCGGGCAGGTCAGCGCAAGCGACCAGTCCATCTCGACCCGCATCGGCGAAGCGGCTTTGGCCCGTGAGATTTCCGCTCTCGACAAGAAGGCCATGCTTGAGTTCAAGGACGAACTCAAAGTGGCCGTCGCCTGTTTGAAGATGGCCGACTCTTTCGCCACCGCCCGCCGTACCCGAAACCCGAAGACCGCCGCCGAGGCCGAGACGCTCGATGCGCTCATTCAGGGCGTCGATGACCTCACGGATGTCATCTCGACCTCCGGCGATGAGAACCTCGTGATGGTCCAGAAGATGCTCTCGGACTTCCTCATGGAACTCAAGACGAGCAACCAGACGACCTCCAAGGAGCAGGAAGACTACGAGCGCGCCGACGCTCGGCCGGAAGTCGCCATCGGTCCCAAAGCCGAACCTTCGAGCAACGAGGAGCGCACGAATGTTGGTTAAACACGGAGCATTCATCGGCATCGCCGAGTTCGCCACGGCCAGTAAGCGTGAGTTGCCCTGGTTCGTGCGGAACGATGCTTCGGCGATGAAGCGGCTTGCGGCCATCGAGCCGGTGATGCTGAACCCGGAGAAGTTCCTTTACATGCGTACTCGCATGGTCAGCGCCGTCGAGGCCCACGGGCCGAACGCAAACGGTGACGCCTTCGAGGACGCTGAGTTGGCCGCTCGGTATGCAACCTTCATCCAGTCGGCGGTCAACATCGACCACGACAATGACGACCCGAAGAAAGCTGTGGGGTTCATCCTCGATGCGAGGTATATCCCCGAGGCGAAGTACGTCGAAGGCATTCACGCCATCGACAGGACGCTGGCCGAGGCGAAGCGCCCCGGCATCATCCGTGCCATCGAGGGCGGTGTCGTTACCGATACCTCGATGGGTTGCTACGTGGAAAAGTCCCTCTGCTCCGAGTGTTTGAAGGAGGCCGGTTGGGACGGCAAGGATTTCTCGCAACTCAACAAGTACGCCGCTCTGTTGTCGGTCGGGCGTGGGATTGCGACGGTCCCCGAGGAATACTGCCATCACATCGGCAAGTACGGAGAGAAAAAAGGTGGGGCGAACGGTCCCTATGAGATAAACCGTGGCGTGACGTTCTTCGAGGACTCCATCATTACGACGGCGGGGGCCGACAAGGATGCGAAGTATCTGGAAAAGCTGGCGCAGTTGGGCATTGATTGGACTCGTTTCATAATCGACAGGAGCAAGGGAGGTAGTGAGATGAACGGAGTGAAGGTCGCCGCCGATGGCCTGAAGTTGGATACCATGAAGGAACCGGGCGATAACCCCGGCACCCCCGCCGATAAGGACAAGGCCCTGCACGACCAAGCCAAGGGCAAGTCCGAAAGCACGGATGCCAAGGGCAACGCCGTTCAGACGGGGGACGAGAAGGGCGATTACGTCCTCGCCAACAAGCGCAACCTCGAAGCCATCGCCATCGTCCGTAAGATGGCGAAGGACAACCCCGAGGCCGTGAAGGACCTCGTGTTCGATGACAAGGCCGACGTGGGTGGCGTTCCGCCCGCCGTCAAGGCCGGGGAAGAGGACCGGGATTCGGCCAAGGAAGACGCCGCCACCGAGCGTAAGCCCGAGGGCGTGGTCGAGGACAAAGACAAGGGCCTCATCGACAAGGTGGTGGCCGCTGTGAAGTCGCTCTTGCCGAAGCAAGCCATCGACGGCACCGGCAATCCGACCGAGACGGCGACCGAGAAGACGGAGCAGATGCCCCCGAAGTCCGGCGACCCCGACAAGGCGTTGGCGGGCCAGGCCAAGGGCACGTCCGAGAAGACCGGCATGAATGGCAACCCCGTGCAGACCGCCGAGGACCCCAAGGACCATCCGCTGACCGCTTCTCGCCGGGCCTCCGACGAGTCGGCCCGTCTCGACATGATGGTCTCCGAGATGCAGAAGGGCCGTTCCTTCGACGACGCCGAGAAGTCGGCCAAGGAGAAGTTGGGCATGGACGCTCGTATCGCTCGTCGCCGGGCCATCGCCGAGGACCTGAACAAGGGCTCGATGGGCTCCCCCGAGGTTCCCGATAACGTCAAGGCCGAGCAAGAAGAGAGCAAGGATGCCAAGTGCGGCCGGGTGGCGATGGACAAGCCGAACGAGTCGCCCGAGCAACGTCAGGACGAAGGCACGACGGAGACCAAGACCACGGCCCCCATTCGTACCGACGCCGGTAAGAAGACCGCTCAGGGTACGCCCGGTGCTCCGGCCTCCGACGCCTCCACCGCTCCCCCGGAGCTTCCGCCCGTGACTTCCAAGGACGGCCCGGACAAGGTGGTCAAGAACCTGGACCAGAAGGCCGATGCGATGGAAGCCATCGGTCGTGCCAAGCGTATCCGTGCCTCGGTTCTCGCCAAGGCCGGGTATTCCGCCGCCGCCAAGAGGAACCTGATGGACATCGCCCGCATCGAGGCGTCCATCGGCAACTTCGAGCGCATCGCCAACAACATCGAGAACGTCATGGAGAGCCTGAAGACCAAGGTTGCCGGGGCTTCTCGTGGCGCTCTCGTCGCCCATGTCCGGTCGCTCGTGGCTCAGGCCATGAAGGCTATGGCCGAAGAGGACAAGGCGATGGAGGACATGGAGAAGATGGACAAGGCCGACGACGAGAAGGTCGAGGCGTCCCGAAAGAGCGCCGCTATGGAGGCCGAGCTTCGTCGCATGAAGGCCGAGCGTCAGGAGGACCGCAATCGTTTGGTGGCGCTGTTGAAGTCTAAGGCCATCAAAGAGGTCATCGACCTCGGGCGTCAGAAGGGTCTCGTGACGACCGCCAACCTTCAGGCGAAGTTGAGCGAGTTGTCGGGCATGAACGATGCGGAGTTCGAGGCCACCCGTAAGGTGTGGGCCTCCCTCCCGAACGCTTCTCGTCCGGGCTTCGTGAGCCGTTCCGTCCGTGAAGCCGCTCGTGTGGCCGGGACCGGCATGAGTACCGTGGAGCCGTCTTCCGGTTCCACGCCGACTGGTGACATCAACGCCGGGACGCTGTTCTCGTAATAGCGTCCTCGGAGTTGTAAGTTGTAGGATTCTTAAAGGAAAGGGAGTGATTTAGAATGGGTGCGACTCTGAGGAATGGCGGGGTGCGGCACGGTGAGTACAAGCTCAACGTGGCCGACGCTCAGGCCAACAAATACTTCGGGGGCCAGCCCTTGTGTATCGACGCCAACGGCGTTCGGTTGTGCAAGGCGGCTGACCGTGCCAACTTCATCGGCTTGGCGGCGGTTTCCTCTTACGAGGACTTGAAGAACGGCAACGTGACGGTCTTGACGGGTTCGGGGGCGGTCGTGAAATTGTACGACGGTTCCGTCTCGCAGGACAACACGGACGCCGTGGGTACGGTTGTGGAGGGCGCTCCCTTCGACACGAACCTCGTGTTCGTCGCTGGCGAAAAAGTGTATATCGACGCCAACGGCAAGTTCACGAACGTTCTTGACGCAGGGAAGGCCGTGGGCATCGTCATCAAGGGTCAGGGCGTGAACGACAACTCTGTCGAAATCGAACTGGCTCCTGTGACCATCGACTAAAGGAGGCTGAGGGATGGTCTCACAACAAGACATCATCGCTGGCCTTCAAAGTCTTTTGAATGGTGCCAGCAAGCAGGGGCGTCACGTCCGCCACGCCGGTCAAACGACCGTCGAGGAGCGTCTCGCCAAGTCTCGCAACGAACTGCGTAAGGAAGCGCAGTTGACTCAAGCCTTGCAGTCCCCGGCCGGTCTGACGAAAATCGCCGCTAACATGGCGAACCCCGTCCGATTCCGCCTGGACTACAAGGGCATCTTCCGCAAGTTCGCCATCGTCGAGCAGATGCCGGACGGCGTGCCTCTCATCTACGACAAGGACCAGCCTTTGGCCCCTGCCGTTAAGGTGGGCAAGTACGGCTCCCCCGGTCTCATCGAGATGGTGGGCAAGCGTGTGGAACTGGAACCCTTCGAGATTGCGTCGAGGGTCAAGGTTCCCTACGCCGAGCTTTACAACCGTCGCTATCGGGCTTTGGACCGGGCGAAGGACCGTCTCATCGAGGGCATGGAACTCCGTGAGGACCTCATCGGGTTCGGGCTCTTGGAAGCGGCTTCCGCTTTGTCCAACGTGCCGGTGGTCAACGTCGGTCTTCCGTTCGACCGTGACCTGATGGCCCGTGGTTTCGCTCAGGTCGAGAAGAACCGTCTCCCCGTGGGTGCGGTTCTCATGTCGCCCTTTGCGACGATGGGCATCCGTCGTCTGACGTTCCAGACCCTCGACCAAGTGGGGATGCAGGAAGTCCGGGAGACCGGCTACCTGGGTTCCTATTGGGGGGCGGACTTCTATGTCACGGACCAAATCCCGCAAGGGACCGCCTACGCTTTGACCACGCCGAAGTATCTGGCGTGGATGCCGATTCGCAAAGATGTCGATGTCATCCCGGCGGATGACCCCGACAACCTGCGTTTGGGCTTCGTCGGCTACGAGTTGCTCGGCATGACCGTGTTCAACTCGTTGGGCGTCGAGAAGATGACGTTCGACCCGACCGTGTAATAGCGGTTGGTGAAGTAACTGAAGGACGGGGGAGGAAACCCCTCCCCCGCCTCTTTCAGAGGATGGAAAACAACGTTCAGGGAGAACGAACATGAAGACGTATACGGTGGAAGAACTGAAGAAGGTCGAGTGGGTGCAGAACATCTCCGGTGGGCTTGCGTATCTCGGCGACCTGTCGGAGGACGGCAAAGAGGGCAAGGGCGTCACCCTTCGCCCGGACGAGATTCTCGAACTGAAGACCGTCGTGAGCGAAGAGGCGAAGTTGCGGTCGAAGAGCCTCAAGAAGGGCCTGGAAGGTTTCCCAGGCGATATGGGATTTGCCCCCGTCGCTCCGTGTCTCCGGGCCATCAGCGGGCCGAAAGACACGAACATCATCAAGACGGCGCTGAAGGGGAGCCTCATCGACAAGGGTTCTCCGAAGACCCGTGAGAAGAACATCTTCGACGTGACTCTCATGGAGCAGAACCTCAAGGAACTGCGTGACGAGTTGGAGACCACGCAGGACGCCGGTAAGCGTGCCGTCTTGGAGACCACCATCTCTCAGATGGAGAATAGCATTGCGGAACTGAAGAAGGCTACCCCGACTGGCGTGGAGGCCAACGTGGTCGTCCTTCCCAACGACGAGGCGGGCGTGCTGTAAGAAGAAACCAGGGTCTCCCCCGGAGCAATCCGGGGGAGGTTCTTAGGTCAAGGAGAGCGGAATGAGCGTGGCAATCGGAAGCCTCAAAATCGACGAGACGTTCACGGGGGTCGAAACGAAATACTCGTTGCCCCTGAACCTGTCCGGCCGTACCGCCGGGGACCTTGTTGGTCTCGCCGAAACGGCCAACGTGGTCGTGACGCTAGAGGTTTCTTCCGATAACGAAGCCGGTACATATACGGGCATGGGGGCCGCCGTGACTTTCGTGGCCGGTACTCCGAACAAACTCTCCATCTCCGAGTTGCACGGGTGGGTGAGGTTCAAGATGGTGTCGGCTGGCAATGCGACTTTGAAGGCGACGTACCGCTCGAATCCCGTTGCTCAGTAAGAAGGTGGCATAATGGCCGCTCCCTCAAAGCCGTCTATCATTAGTGTTAATTTTTATTACGTAGATGGTCTTCGTCAAGGAGATGCCGGGGGGTCGGCGAGCCTTAATGCGGTCGTCTATGCCCCTGGCTCTACGTGGGCGATGCTTTACATTAGGCGCAGTCCCGAGAAGCCATTTGAATATGTTGGGGCATCTAGGACTGGATTTGGTGCGGGTGCTAATTCCGATAGGGCTATCTTCTCGAAGTATTTTCAGCTTCTTGAGAGCCCCTCGGCGGAGTTCAAGTGCGTCGCATACTCATCGGAGACGGAAGCCTCTGAGGAGAGCGATATTTTTACGGCGACGGTCGATGACATTCTCCCTCTTCCTAAAACTCCGATAAATTTGTCGGCAGTACAGCAATCCGGGAATCTTGTGAAGGTCTCTTGGAACGAAGTCACCTATAACACGATTGCGGTTGGAATTTTGAGGGGCGAAGACGAATTTGGTGACGACGCCATTATGATTGGATACGCAAACGGTGAAAACAAAAATTTCGACACTCTCGATAATTTCTTCGTTGACCCGACGTGTGAATACGGAAAAACGTACTACTACTGGGTGTGGGCCGAAGGGATTAAGATTGGCTACTTTTCTAATCAGACCGCTGACATCTGTTCCGTTACTCTTAGTGACGCTCCTCCCATGCCTCCGGTGCCTCCTGCGCCAACAAACTTGAGGGTCGGTGCGTAATGGAAACCGTCATCATTCAATGGGATACGGTGAGCGGGGCGGAAAGCTACAACGTTTACCGCTCGACGGACTCTCTTGACATCGGAACGAAAATCAACGCCTCTCCCGTTCTTCCTTCGGGCGGTGCCGTGGAGTCTTATACTGACTCCGCCGCATCTGGTATGGTATATTTTTATCGGGTGACTACCTTAATCAGCGGTATGGAATCCCTGCCGTCGTCGGCCTTGAGGGTCTCAGTCGGGTCTCCTCAAGACATCACCCCGAGACAAGCTACCATCATCGGCATCGAGACAAGGGGATAAGGCCATGAGCATTCTCATCCGTTGGGCCGTCCCCGAGCGATACGAGGTTGGACCGGACCCCGATGTCCGAAAGGTCATCATCCAAAAGCAGACCGGTGGGTTTGGTGTGTTCGCTCAAATCGCTGAAATCGACGCCACGAGCGATGGGCTCGCCAAGAGTGCGACGAATACGTGGGTCAGCGAGTACGAGGACGCCACGGGAACCATCACCGATATGTATCGAGTGGCCTTCAAAGACGCCTCTGGACGAATCGGCACGTTTTCTGTTCCTGGGTCCGGTGGTTACTTGAGTCGTATCCACGAGGTCATGGACCTCGTTCGGTACGACCTCGGAGATATGGACCCGTCCTTCTATCAACTCGATTCCATAACTCAAAACAAATGGACCGGAACGCAGTTGTATATGTGGCTCCGTGCGGCCATCAACGATTTCAACGGCTCCGGGTCGATGGTCACGAACTACACGTGGGACACGTTGCCGGAAGATGCGATTCCCGTCATCGAGGAAGCTGTTAAATGCCGGGCGCTGTTCGAGCGGGCAACCAAGGAAGTTCCGAACGTTCTCGACTATAATGACGGTGTGAGTTTCAGGATTACGAACCGCCCCGCCGATTACAGGGCCATGAAGGACGAGGCTTGCCGATACTTCATGGAGAAGGTCAAGATGTGGAAACTGTCTCACCGGCCGAGAGCAATCGGTCTCGGGAGTCAGAGGTTGCCTTTCCGGGTCACGAGACCCCTTTCGATGTTGCCTAACATGAGCAATACCTTTGGACTGTAAGGAGATTTGAAATGGGAATCCGAGTGAAGGGCATGGTTGACCCGAAGGTCGTTATCTATGACCTCGGTGGCATTTCGATTTACAAAGACCAAGTGGTTGAACTGACGGCTGTTCAGTTCAATGGGAGCCCCAACACTCAGGCGATGGTGGCCGGTGGCGTCCTGAGTGTCGTCATCGACGCCGTGACCCCTCCGCACGTGGACCCGTCCATCTCGGACGTTGACCAATCCTTCAACTTGAGGAACGGTGTGGTCGAGCAAGCCCACATGAGCGATTCCCTCATGCTCGTCCTTCAGAGTGCGGAGAACGTTGTTTTCAATCCGGCCACGACCATCTTTTCGTCCGCCGACGTTCAGGCTCTCGGGGTGGAGTTGAGCACGCTCCTTGCGGATACCGGTGCCCTGGACTTGAAGTACAACCTTTCGGCCTCCGTGGCTCCTGGTGTGGACGACGATGGCACGGATGGTTACTCGAAGGGGTCTCGCTGGTATCATGATGACGGCATGGGGACGCAGGACGAATACGTGTGCCTCTCCAACGTCACGGGTGCCGCTGTGTGGAAGAAGACGACGTAAGGAGAGAGCCATGCAGTTCAAGATGCCGATGGCCCGTGAGGGCAAGAAAGAACCCGAGGTCTTCATCCCGTCGGTGGTAAGGGCCGCCAGGGCGACGGTTTTCATCTCAGACCTTGAGAAGCCCCTGAACATCCCGGCCGACAGGCCGACGAACATCGCGGGGCTCCGCTCGCTGAAGGAGCTTCAGAGGAGCCGTGTCTTGAAGAAGGCGCTGAAGATGGGTATGGTCGTTGAGGCCAAAGAACAAATCCTGTAAGAGGTCGTCATGTCCGATGTGGTTCTGAGGGGCAAGACACTTCCTGCGGTCAATATCTACGACCTTGACCCGGAAATCATTGTCCATTACGAAGAAGAAGTGACGCTGACTCTCGACCAGTATGTGTCGAGCCCGGTGGCGCAGAGGTATGTCGAGACGAACCTCTTGCAGATGCTTTCCGGCCCGTCGATTCTTCCTCGTACTGTTCTCGACACGGATGTTGACCCTCAGACGTTCAATCTTCGTCAGCACGTCGTTGATTGGGACAACATATCAGTAAGCCTTCAGTCGTTGCTCTCCGTATTGTCGCTTAACTATTATTGGTTGAGCGACCCGAGATTCACGGAAGACCCGCTGACCGATACCATTTCGTTCGGTAACGCCGTCCTTCTTTACGGAAGCGAGCCTTATGCCCTTTCCGCTGGCTCCATTGGTCCTGCGACAGAAGATTCCATCATCGTTGGTACTGCTAACCTCCTCAATACCCTGTCGCTTCGATTTGAGCCGATGGGCTATATCCCGGCGCCCGTCAACGAACTCGTCATTGGCGCCTACGATTTCACGCTGAAGCGTGGGGTGTTCCCCCGTAGCATCTCCGTGGAGGCTCGTGACGTTGCATACGATAGTTCGACAAGCCTCATTCCGGCGACGACCGTTCAGGGGGCCATCGACTACATTGTAGGGATGTCCGCTTCGTCTCTTGGGACGAACGAGGCTTCGTGGTCGGTCAACCTTGACCGGACGGCCGACCCAACGCTGAGTCTGTTTTTCCGTCGGAACTCCCTGTCGGGAGACCCGGCGCTCCGATGGATTGAGGCGGCGAACCGCCTTTACCTCGACAACCCAATCCCGAACTCTCACCTGTCCATCGACACGACGGGGGTAACGAGTTCCATCGACATCATTTCAGGCGGAAGCCTTGACTTGCGAGGGGTCGCTGGTTCTGCGTCTCTCTACGGTTTGACAAGCGCCGTCGTCGGGAGCGAGACGGGCTCCATGACTATCGGAGCCTCCGGCACGGATATTGTTTCCGGTGGCTATATGGTTCCAATCGTCGTTTATGCGGCGGACAGCAATGTGCAGGTTCGTGGATACGACTATGTTCAACTGAACAGCACTCATGGTCCTATCTACCTGAATGCCGCCACTTCCATTACTGGTACATTCGGTGCCGACGGGATGGGAATGAGCGGCGTCGGCCCGGTCCTTTACAATCATACGGGTCTCTACACCCACTCTTCCGGCACGGGCTTCTTGTTGCAGAGCCCTCTCTTTAACCTGACCGCCAACGTTGCCGGAACGACGACTCTGAACAGCGGCTCGAACGACCTCGTGATTCAGGCCGCTACGTATGGCAAGAGTATCACTATCCAGCCCGATGCCAACATCAGCCTGACGCCGGTCTCTGTTGGAGGAAGGGTATTTGTCGGGAGAACGATTCTTCCCACGGCGCCTTCCATCGACATCGGCACTACCTTGACTCCCTTCGGGACCTTGTACGCCACGGACATCGTGATTCCGGGAGGAGTCTTCAAGGCCAACGGTTCCGTGACGGCGACCGGCGACTTCAACTTGGGAACCAAGAAAATCACGAGCATGGGGAATCCCGTGTTGCCCGGGGATGCGGTGAACCTCGGGTATCTTCAAGCCTACGTTTCGGGATACGTTTACAAGTCGCCCGTTCGCCTTACGACAACTGCTCCCGGAACCCTCGCCACGGATTTCGAGGCCGGAGACCTGATTGACACCAAGGCTCTTGCCCTCGGCGACCGAATCCTTATCAAGGACCAAGTGGACCCCATTGAGAACGGCATCTATACGGTCAACGCGACCGGAGCACCAACGAGGGCCACGGACGCCGACCAGCCCGGAGAACTCGCTGGTGGCATGACTGTCTTCGTTGAAGACGGTGATGTGAACAAGAATACCGGGTGGGTCGTTACGTCTGACGGACCCTTGACTCCGGGAACCGACCCTATTGTGTGGGGTCAGATTTTCGGTCCGGGCTCGGTCGTTGCGGGGAACGGCCTCGGCCAAAGTGGGAATACCCTGTTCGTCAACGTGGGTGCCAGCGGCGGCATTCAAATCGTTACGGATGCCCTCGAAGTCAAGTTGAATGGCTCGACTCTTCAACTAGGCCCGGCGGGTCTTTCCGTCAACCAGTCATCTCTGTCTTTGAACAGCATCGGCGGGACGCTCGCCGCAAACAAGGGCGGAACGAACGCCGATTCGTCCGGGTGGACCGGATTCGTCAAGGTCACGTCCGGCGTTTGGTCCGCTACGTCCATCTCGACGACGGATGTGTCGGAAGGCACACATCTCTATTACACGGACGAGCGAGTCGATGACCGTGTGGACGGCCTGCTCGTTGCCGGGACCGGTATCCAAAAGGCTTACGACGACCTCCTCGGAACGTTGACTCTATCCGTCGTTGCCGATACCACGGTCCAGCGCACGAACATCCTGTATGGCGGTTCGGCCATCGGAAGCCGTCCGGCCATCAATTTCATCGCCGGGTCCGGCATCGGTATGACCGTTACCGACAACATTGGTTCCAACAGGGTCGATGTGACCATTGCGAGCTCCGCTTCCGGTGAATACAACACGGCGTCCAACGTCAATGTTGGCGGGGTTGGCGTATTCAATTCCAAGGTCGGCGTGGACCTTCAATTCCGTGGAGTGAATGCGGGTAGCACCAAGGTCGGGGTCACACTCGATACCCCGAATAATGAAATCGACATTGATGTCAACGAGGCGAACCTTACCCTAAATAATATCGGAGGGACACTTTCAATCACGAAGGGCGGGACGGGTCAAATCACGTCTTCGGCGGCTTTCGATGCTCTCGCTCCGACTACGACGCAGGGCGACGTGATTGTTCGCGGGGCGTCTTCCAACGCGAGGCTCGCCATCGGGGCGAACGGAACGTATCTCGGCTCAAACGGGACAACGGCAAGCTGGTCGGTCCCTGCTGGTACGGGCGTTCCTTACTCGGGGGCCACCGGTGCCGTTGACCTGAACAGCCAGAACCTTACGAACGTCAATAACCTATCCGTGCTTGGGTACATGTATGGCGGCCCGACGGTTGGCGTCTTGACAAACAACGGAACGTACACCTTGAGTACCATCACCTATGGGACCGGTACGATTGGTGCGGGGTTTATTTTCAACGACATATCCGGGGCAAAACATCTTCTCACGACGTATGGGTACAACCTTACGTTCTTCAAGCATCGCTCGACGGACTCTACCTACTACCAAACTTTTCAAATCGTCGGGGGTTCAGCGACTTCGATTGGGGCCACGGGCTACAATTTCAACATCGGAACGACTACCCCTGTCTCTATTAACTCCACGGGCCAGTTGGTGAGTTCTCTTGCCATCGGCACGGCTCCTTTCCTAGTTACGTCAACGACGGCTGTGACAAACCTGAACGCCGACCTTCTCGACGGGAATCATGCGTCGGATTTCGAGGATGCTCTAGGGAACCCGGCCTCTGACGGAAGACTCCTTTCTTCCACCGCCGCCGGAGTGAGAAGTTGGGTGGGTTTCGACCCAGGCTCGAATGGCATCATGGTCAGAACGGCCTTGAACGATACCTCTGCGACCGCAATCGCTCAGGGAGACCTGTTCTATGGTTCCGCCGCAAATACATTGACCGCTTTAGCGAAGAGCACGACCGCCACCCGTTATCTTTCCAATACGGGGACGACCAATAATCCCGCCTGGGCTCAAGTCAATCTTACGAACGGCGTTACGGGACTCCTTCCTTTCGCCAACATTGCAGATGGCTCGGCGCTGTCCGTCCTGGGGAGGGCGTCAAACAGCGCGGGTGTCATGGCTTCGATTGCCGCTGGAACGGACAATCAAGTTCTTCGTCGCTCCGGTACGACCCTCGCGTTTGGCTCCGTGAATCTTGCGTCGGCCAACGCCGTGACCGGACTTCTTCCTTTCGCGAACATCGCCGACGGCTCGGCGCTCTCGGTCTTCGGAAGAGCGTCCAACTCGTCTGGCGTTCAGGCTAGTATCGCGGCTGGTACGGATAATCAGGTTCTTCGCCGTTCCGGGACCTCTCTCGCTTTCGGGGCGGTCAACCTTGCCTCCTCGGATGCCGTGACGGGTGCCCTTGCCATTGCCAACGGTGGTACGGGCCAGACTACGAAGACGGCGGCGATGGATGCCTTGTCTCCGACGACCACCAAGGGCGACCTTCTGGTGGACAACGGGACGAACGTGATTCGTGTTGCGGTCGGTACGAACAATCAAGTCCTTACCGCAGATTCGGCTCAAGCGTCGGGCGTCAAGTGGGCGGCGGCTTCTGGCGGAGCGCACACGTTCGAGGCGTCAAATGCGGCTACCGTGTCGTCTTCCTACGCGATGCTGTCGAAACATTGTATCGACACGAACAACCCTTCAGGGCTTCCCACGGGCTCTCCGTACACCTATTGGGGCTCCGGCGGCGCTGACCCGTTCCTTGCTGTGGAAGCCATGACAATCACGAAGGCTATGGTTTCGGTTCAAACGTGCTGTGTTTCTCAGGATACGGTTGGAGCCACGGCAACTCTACGAATCGACGTGTACCAAGAGGACTACTCATCGCGGACGCTTCTTGGTTCTCTGGACTTCTCCATGAATACGGCCAAGGTTCAGACCAGTAATACGCTGTCCGCTACGGATAACGCGCAGTCTGTGGCCCTGACGGGATTGAGCATATCTATTCCGGCTGGAACCCGGTTTAGTATGCAATTCACGAATCGAAGCGCGGATAACACGCAAATCAACGGGGTTGCGCGTGCCATCTGCCGCTTGTACGCCACTCCGTCGTAACGTAAACTGTTTGTAATGTCCCTCGACGAGGAAGGCTCGAAGAGGGACAAAACTTAAAGGAGATGTGACATGGGCGAGGAAAACAAGTTCGAGGCCGGTATCCGTGAGACGGTGGAGAAAACGAAGGAGGCGCTCCGACGGCAGTTCAAGGACGCCGAGTACACGGTGGATGAGGTTTCGGTGGTGTTGACGATGCGTGCCGTCTCGAAGGACGACGAATCCATCGTCCTGCAACAACCCTCCATCGCCATCACGGCCTTCGGGACCGACCATGAGCGTGTCATCAAGGCCAAGCCGCAGGGCCAGCAGGGGTAAGAGGACGGGATGGCTCCACAGACAGTTCAGGGAGTTACAGTAACCAATCCGATGACTGGAACGAGTTTGCTCGTCTCTTGGGCGGCATCCTTGTCTCCGGTCATCGGATATTCCGTTTACAGGGGACTCTCGCAGGCGGGGCCGTTCGAGTTGTTGCAGGCCAACATCGCAGTAACTTTTTTCATGGACCTGACGGCCGACCAGAGGCAACGGACGGACTACTGGTACGCCGTAACTGCTACCGATGGGACCGGTGAGAGCCTGATGTCGGTGGCCGCAAACCAGATTCCTTTCGCCCGGATTTCGTCCGCAGAGGAGATGACCCGTCTCGGCGAACAGGCGGAGATGAACCATCGGCTCATCCTTGCCGAGGTCGTGAGAAGGAATGAGTACCTTCTTCGCCGTGGTGGGGAGGTCGTTGACATCTACATCCGCAAGACCGCTGGCGTCAAGTGTTCCAACTGTTTCGACCCGATTCGTAATCAACCGAAGTTTCCCGAATGTCCGGTGTGCTATGGAACAACCTATGAGGGCGGATACGATTCGTTCCCGTCGGTGCTGGCGAAAATCGAGCCGTACCGAGACTACCGTGAGCTTGCGGACGCCGGGTACAAGTGGCGTGTCATTCCTCGTAGTTGGATTACTACCTATCCGCTTATCCGTCCTGGTGACATCTTGGTCCGCCGCCTGAGCAACCGACGGTATGAGTTGCAGAACATCGACGTGAAACTGTCTCGTGGAATCATCACGAGGCAAGAGTTCGACATCATGGAGTTCCAGAGGACCGAGCGCCCCGAAATCTTTGCCCTGGGGGTCGGGACATGACCACCGTGAATTACGGAGTCGAAATGGTCGGTACGAACCTCCCGCTGAAAATCAGCCAAGGAAAGGCGATGGAGCAGTTCATCGTAACGAAGCTCCTGCCCGAAATCGGGAATATCATCCGCAAGAAAGTCGTGGACCGAATCGAAAGGGAGAACTTTAAACGCTCGAACGGAAGAATGAAGTCCGCCGTGAAGGTTCGTGTTCTTCCAGGGGAGATGGCGGTCGAGGTCTATAACGATAGCTCGCTGGCTCCTTATGCGAAGTGGCAGGAGATTGGCGTGCGTCCGCACTCGATGACGTACCTCCTGAACAAGAAGAACCCGAATCGCATCCCCTACAAAATCGTCGGCGGAGAGTTCGTGTTCGCAGGTCGTGGCACGGGAGACGCCTATAACCCGAAGGCCCGTGGTATCCGGTGGGCGACCGTGACTCCCGAGGCGCTTGCGAAGGGGAAGTTCTTCAATCCTGGATACTCTGGCCGCTACCTCTACCGGAATGGCATGAGGGACGCCTTGCGGGAAATCGAAGATAAGTTCAAGTGGTTCACGTACCGCATCGCACAGGAACAGAGCGGGGAAACGGGAGGAGTTCACCATGCCGCCGCTCAATGAGAACGGTCTCTACTTCTCGATGGTCGAGGAGGTCCAGAACTACCTCATCCAAGAACTTCGGAAGTTCTTCGGACAGCTTCCTCCCTACGTGGACAAATACCCGACCGGGCTCATCCCGACCGACCTGATTTACAGAGAGAGTTCCCCTGGCGTGCCGACCGGCAACATGAACATCGTGGACGAAGAGAACTTCGACGACCGCCGCCTCCCCTGCATCATCCTGACAGGCTTCAACGGGGACGCCGTGGAGTTGGGTCTCGGGCAGGCTGGCATGAGGCCCCCGCAGACAAGGGAGGCGAACACGGTTATGGCTTCGGCCGTGAGGGCCGCTACCGTGGTGGCCGGAAACCTGACCTCAGACTTCGATGCTGGAAAGATTATCGACGGGGTGACTCTGGCGGCCGGTAACAGGGTCCTCATCAAAAATCAGGCCCTCCCGGCGCAAAACGGGGTGTATGTGGTTCAGGCGACAGGGGCTCCCCTACGTGCGACTGATTTCGATACAGCCGTGGAGTTCTTGAAGTGGACCACGATTCCCGTGACTGAGGGAACGGAGAACGCAGGCAGGTACTTTAGTCAGGTATCCGTACCCCCGACGACCTTGGGGGTGGACCCGGTGCTTTATGATGACCGGGGGCTGGAAACGCTTGAGTGGGATGAACGGGTAGGGGCACGGAACATCAATATAACGTACTCTATTCGGGCTCGTAGCACCTCTCAGAGGGCCAGGCTTACTGACCTTCTGATGGTGGCTGTGCAGGACAAGAGATTCGTTAGAGGCGAAATAGAGAAACAGAGCGTTTTTATCACTCCCCCCTTCGTAAGAGAAACGGGTTCGAGTGAAGAGTTTACGGTGTCTCCCGGTACTGATATGATATATCGGGTGGACTACACAAGTGTTTTCTTCGCTCAATGGAGCCATAGGCTCCTTAAAACGGAGAACGTGGCAAAGGCTATCATCCCGACAGCAACATTTTAAGGAGGCCGTGAGATGGACATTCCGAAGACAAGGTTAGGGGTTTTCAGCGTCGAAGACCCGACTTTGGGAACGGCGGTCGTTGCCGGATACGATACGACCGTGGCAGTCATCGGCAAGACTTTCGGCGAGGTTGCGACCCTCTCCGACGAGGCCGTGGAAAGGGGTGATACCCCGGACCTGAGCGACCTTCTGCTCCACAACACCATCACCCGTATCTCTCGTGTGTCCGACATCCAGGGCGGCGTTGCCTCTTACGTTCGGGACGTGGACTACCGCCTCGTCACGGCGAACAGCATCGAGTGGCTCGGCACGACGGTTCCGGCTCCCGTGGGTCTCGTGGGCTCCGCTCAGACCGTGACTCCCGTTGCTCCGAACGTCGGTCTCGCCGCCAACACATACGACTTCGTGGTGACGGCCATCAGGAAAATCGACACCGACCCCGAGACCTACGGCGAGACCGTGGTTTCCTCACAAGTCGAGGTCGTGGTTGGCGGCGGCGCTCCGGCGACGAATGCCGTGAGGTTGACGTGGACCCCTTCCGATGGTGGCGAGGGCTACCGCATCTACCGTAAGTTGAGCACCGACCCCAACTACACCGACAAGCTCATCGCCGAGGTTCCGGGCGGGGCGAGCAACTACTTCGTGGACGACGGTTACGCCACGGCCACCGGAACGCCTCCGGGCGTGAACAACGCCTACAAGCGTCCGGCGGACGGGGCCACGTACTACGTGACCTACGTCGCCACGCTGTTCGATTACTTCACTCCTCGCACGTTCTTCAGCCTGACCGAACTCATCAAGAAGCACTCCCTCGGGAGTGACCTCGCCATTGCGGGGTCAATGATTATCGGCGGTCCGGGCGTGGGGCAGGGTGCGAGTAAGGTTATGACCATCGCCATCCCCGATACGACCGAGGCGAGTTTCTTGACGGCCCTGGAAGCCTTGGAGACCGAGGACGTGGACATCATCGTTCCCTTCTCGTTCGACCCGGCGGTTCAGTTGGCCGTTGCGGAACACGTGGTCGCCATGTCGAACCCCATCACGGGCCGTCGGCGTCAGGCGTTCATGGGTTGTGCGAGGGGCACGCTCATCGGCGACCCCGATACCGTGGGAACGTCCGTTTGGGCGGCTCGTCGCTTGGAACTCCAAGACGACGATACCGTTCCGCAGGGCAAGCTCATCGTCTTCGTGGCGGAGAACGGGTGCAACTACGACGTTCAGTTGCCCAACAACGTCCTCCTTCCGACGGACCTGGACGGCTGGTTCCTTGCGGCGGCGGTGGCCGGTCGGGTGGCGTCCTTGCCGGACCCCGCTACCCCGGTGACGTACAAGCAGTTGCGAGGCATCAACTCCCTGGCTCAGAACTTCAGTCCCAACGAGCGGGACTACCTCGACTCCAACGGCTTGCTGACCTGCTTCGACGATAGCGGGGTCATCAAGGTGTATCACGGTCGGACCATCGACTTGCTGACCGTTGAGCACGGCGAGGTCAGCATGGTCCGCACGATGCACACGCTTCAGCGTCGGATGGCCGTTCGGTTCGCTTCCTTCATCGGGGCGAAAATCACGGAGATGTTCCTCAAGTCAATCGAGACGGGCACAGACCAGGAACTCGGCATCGCCCTGAAAGATGAACTCCTGTCGGACTACGACAAGAGTTCCATCGAGGCGACCCAGGATAGCGGTCCTGGCGCTGACCCTCGCCTCATCAACGTGACCTTCAGGGCCACGGGGATGTACCCCGCCAACCAAATCGTCTTCAAGTTCGGCTTCAACCTGTAAAACAAGGAGGATTGAGTCATGGGATTGGTCAAGCACGGGTACGGAGTCGGTCTCGCTCCGCAGAATCAGGTGGTCATCAGCACCGCCATCACGGTGTTCGATGAGCAGGGAAACGAAATCGGCTTCATCCAGTCGTTGAACCGGAACGATACCCGGGGCACGACGCCGATTCGCCACCTGAACAAGGCCGACGCTGGCCGCATCGTCGAGCAAGTGCCCGGCGTTGAGAACTACGGTCTCTCGGCTTCGTCCTTCGGTCTCTGGAACGCCTCGAACTCCGACAAGAGGAGCCTGATGAACCGCCTGGCTGGCCTGGGCGGCCCCGGCGGCGGAGGCGCTTTCCAAGTGCTGAACCAACAGCAAATCCCGTTCGTTATCCGTCAGGTCGAAGAGCACCCTTCGACCGGCGCTCAGAACGTGACGCTGTTCTTGGGGTGCATGTTGACTTCGTTCAGCCGCCCGGTGGCCGTCGGCACGGCGACCATCTCGGAGACCTGCGCCATCACTCCCTCCTGGGTCGAATAAGACCAGGAGGGTAGTGAAGCATTTCAATGCCCGGCCAAGGTCGGGCAATGGGGGTAAGCAATGAGTGATGGTATTCCTTCGTTCATCGAGAAGAAGAAGTTTCTCATGGACCTGTTGATGATGGGCGTGATTGAGGATGAGTTCGACATCATCGGGAACAAGGTGAAGTTTCGGTCCTTGAACTCCGATGAAAACCTTGAATCCATGAAGGAAGCGACGGGCTACGACGGGGCGACGAAGGTGTTCATGCTTCAGATGTCCCTCATGTCCAAGGCTCTCGTTTCTATCAACGGGGACTTCATTCCGACTGTCGAAGAGGCCAGGACTCTGTTCGGCAAATTGCCGCCTGTCGTGGTCGAGGAGTTTTGGAGGAGGTACGACGAACTTCGGGCTCGACGAGACCTTCTGGTGGAACGGGGAATCATCGACTTAAAAAAATCATTGCGGAACCCGAGTCCCGACAATTCTGGCGATACTGTAAAATCTGCCAGCCCCTCTGGTTCCGCTCCCTCTATCCTGTAAGGTCGAACGTCGATGCGTTCAGGGCGGCTTGGATTTCAGCCAACCAGAACCAAGACGAGTACGAGATGTTGTCGTGGGTGGACATGTATGCGGATTACATTGCGGCGTTCGTGAACCCCGAGGCGTTCAAGAAGTTCAATGATATGCAGTCGGTGACGGCCGGAGCCTCGATGGACATGACGTTCGTGAACCCGGACGCATTGAAGAAGATGAAGGACGCCGAAGCCGGAGTGAAGTTCGAGCCCGCCTTTGATGGTGACATCGCCGAGCGGGTCCGCCGAGTGAGAAACCGCCTGGGCCGCAAGGTCTCCGAGCGGCAAGAGGACATTGGGATAGAGGGTAAGCCGAATGGCTGATGGCGGCGAGAGCTTCATTGAGACCGTATCGGTAAAGTTCAAGGTCATGGAGGAATCCCTTCAGGGCCTCAAGGAGGCTTTGCGTAAGGCCAACCAGACCGTCCTCGAAGCCCAGGGAGAAGTCGGGAAGAGTTTGGAGGAAAAAGAGAGGTCAACCCAAGAAGAACTCACGAGAATCCGTGAGTCTCACTTGGATAAGACCACTCAGATGCGACTCCGTGAGCAACGCTCCATCTACGAACTTCATGAGAAACAGAAGGCGTGGCTGATGGAGCGTAATGACCTCGACCTCAAAGTAAAAAATGACATGATGGCCGCCGAGCAGAATGCTATGGACCATGCCAAGAAGAACATCGAAGAAATGAAGAAGGGGTACGGTGATTTATCGAATAGCATCAACGAGGTCAGCAAAGCCATCGGCATCAACGTCGGCGAGCTCGCCAAGGCGGGGACAATGGTTACTGCTATTTTCTCTGCATGGGGAGAGGGAACGAAGATAGAAAGAGACGAGCTTGTTTTTCAAACAATGAGAGGAACGGCTCTGAGCGCAGGTGAGAAAGGTCTTTACGAGGAGTGGTATAACAGCGCAACCAAAAAAGGGATTGGGATGGAAGGTGTTGGTGGAAATGTGTCTCCCGCGGTAGCAACTCGTGTCGGGGCAAGTCTGATGAGTTCGAGCGCCGGTCTCGTCAATCCGGCCGACGTGTTTAAGAAGGGCGGACTCGCAGACATCGCTCTCTACACCGCTCCTGGCGCTGGTATTTCGACGGATAAGGCTCTCGAACATTTTAAGGACATGATTTCATCACTTCGTATGTCAACGGGCGAGGTGTCAACAGAGTTCATGAAGCTGGTTCATACATCAAGGCAACTCAATGACATGAATGGGAAATCCATCGAGGCTACTATCGGTCTCGCAAAGAATTTCTCGGCCTATAACCTCGACATCGACACGGCCAGCCGGGCCGTTCGTAGCTTCTGGCGTGAAATCAAAGACGGAAAGATGTCCGTGGAAGAACTCGTGAAGGTGTTCCAGGTCGGCGGGAAAATGAGCGAGGGACAGGCGGCGTATGCTGGCATGGAAATCCTCGGGAAGGACCCGGCGTTCGCAAGTCTATTGGGAGACGAGAGCGGTTTCGGAATGGCAAGACAAGTGAAACGTATTATGTTCGCAAACCCCCTCCTTGGGGAAAATCTACCAATGGGCACGTCCGAAGAAAGAAAAAAGACGAAAGAGATGCTCAACGAGCGCCGGAATCATGCTATCCGGCTTTATGCCGAGAAGGCGGCGTCGTTGGCGCAGGAGGGCGGAGGGACCCCTTCGGAAATCTCTGCGAAGACCTCGAAGTTTCTGCAAGCAATCGTTCCGATAAATTGGAGCAATCTTTCTCCTGATATGGAGGACACGCTAATAAAGGACATGCGCTCAGGCACGTTGTCCAAAAGAGGGGAGGAAGCGTATAAACTTGGCTCGATGGACCCGACAGTAGCCGAACTCACGAAACTCGGAATGGACATCCGCCGTCTCGATACATCTCCTCTTCAGGACATCCTGAACACGGTCAAGGAACTGTTGACGGTAGTTGGCTCTGGATTCATGGTTGTGGCGTCATACCTTGTTGGGGACACGAAGGGGGCGTCGAGATATGCCGCTATGGTCCGCAGTCATCTTCCTGGGTATGAAAAGTTAAATAATGGAGATGATTCTGGACTCAGCCTGTCCCCCGACGCTCTCATGGCTCGTGGTAGGCAAGAGGCCACGCAGTATCTTCAGACCGCAAAATTCGATAGCCCCGAACAATTTAGCAGAGCTGTCATGGGAGCGATTGGCGGAAAATCTTCTAGCGTCCAAAAAGGATGGGCCGACATCCTCGGGTCCGGTGCCTTGAAGACAACTCTCGATGGAAAGCTCGTTTTCGATTTTGGGCATTTTGGGGAGTATGATGTTGTCGTGGAGAAAAATAGACTCGTCAGGGCGGACAGGATGCCGAAGTCGGGGCTGGTTCCATCGAGCGGTTCTTCTACGGCATACCCGGCACCGACCAATACGCCGACGCCGAGCCCTACGTTAGCGGTACAATAGGAGTTAATTAAAATGCTAGACACATCTCTGTCTCCAAAACCGAACTGGCTTCAGTCGAGCCAGGCGTACCCCGGCTCGGGGAACACGGTCAACGACGTTCTGCGTCAGTTGAACCAGATGATTATCTATGACCCTTCCGTGATGAGCCTGACGAGTGGAGCCACAGCCATCGGCGACATCCTCGAAGCGGCAAAGAGGGCCGTGACCTCGAAGCGACCGTATTTTTTCCGGTTCTTCATCAATCCGTCCACGGTGGCCTTCTCCTTGAGAAAGACATCGAAACCAATCCTTGAGAAGAAGGGATGGGACATCGTTCACTTCGATGGGACTCCGAATGAGATGATTCCTCTCAAGTTCGGCGGGAATACTGGCTCTATTGTTCCTCCGATAGCTTTGTGGAACAAGGGCATCCGTGAAACGAAGTTCTCCGTGAACTACCAACGGTTCCAGCAGTTGTTTGAACTGGCCCGCACCGCCAGCAATGACCTGAAACTTTTCTATGACGGGAAGCTCTACGAGGGTGCGTTCTCAGATTTCAGCTTCGACGAGAACGCCAACGAGCCGTTCTCCATCCGATACTCCTTCACGTTCATGACCTACCCCGACCGCACGAAGAACATCACGTCCTTCTCTCAGGTAACATCCCTTCCGATTGCCAGCGCCATCCTTCAGGCGGGGGTTCCGATTTGATTGAAACGTCTGCAAGGATTTATATTCAGGTGAGAGAAACGGGCGAAATCATCCAGTTGGATGACTTCGTTTCAATAAACACGACTCAATCTATCAAGGGGGATTCGACGGCGAGTATTGTAATCGTGAATAAGGCCGATAAGTGGTACAACTTCCGTTCTACCAAGGACCGGAAACAAACAGACGTGGCCCAACTGCTTGCGAACACCTACACTCGTCCGCTGTTCAAAGACATCAATCGAGCCATCGCCGAGAAGTCCAAGCAGGTCTATAAGGATGCGGTGAGGGCGGAGGAAACAGGGAACGTCAAGTACGTGACCAACAGCGATGCCCTCCGTGAAATGGCCTCTCTTGAAGAGTACCTGATATTCGACCTCATGTACCGTGTTTGGGTTGACTTCCGTGGCAGGGATAACCTGTACGAGATGGCGGCTCCCCCGGCGGCAAAAACGAGTAGGCCACGGTGGTACGCCGGGTTCACGGGCATCATCACAACGATGAATGAATCCTATACGGCCGGGAGGGAGTCTTCCCTTATCGTCTCGGCGCAGAACATGTTGCAGTTATTCAGGACCACCAAGGCCGTTACGGACAGGGGATTCAAGCCTTTGATGGAAGGCGTGACGGACGTGAAAGCGTCCTATCAGGCTTACACGAATAGTTTCTCGCAGTTCGTTGACGGTGGAGCCATCATCGGGTTCCTCGCTACCTTGGTGATGAGGACTTTCCAATCCGATGAAGGGACGATTTACGGCGGCCCGAAACTCTGGACGTTGCCGGAAGTGGAGATGGTCGCAAAACGTGGCAAGGGTTTCATACCGAGCGAAAAGATTGGTCTTGCAAAGGAGTGGATTAACGACATCCTCAAGAGGGAATACCGAGGAGTCAGTCATCGTCGGCCGGAGACCGGTCTCGCTGGAATGTCTTCGAGCGAAAGTTTCCTCTCCAACTTGACCATGAAGGACTTCTACGAGAACGGTTCTCTCCGAGTTAAAAAGTCGGACATCATCAGGTTCCTCACGGGTCCGGCCGTCTCTGCGGCCGTGGAACATAACGATGACAATGTGATGCAGTACCTACAATCGAGCTTCCTCATCGACGCCATGCTTCGTGCCCAAAACACGACGGGGGATATTGATAGCAACCCTTACCAGCAGATGATTAAGAACGGCTTCGAGTTCGAGAGCCAGCGACTCAGCGCCGACAACATCATGCGCGCCGTTGCGAACTTAATGAACTATGACGTTTACTTCGACGCAAAAGGAAACCTCATCTACCAGAAAGCCAGGTACGATGATTTTCCGGGTCAGGAGGCAGATGTTGACTATGACGAGATGAACGAAGAAAGTCGTGGGTATGCCTTCATCGACGGCGACGGGAATCCGAACTCTCGATTGTTTTACAAATTGGGCAAAGGGCGATTCGACAGGAGTAGCGGCCTGTATTTCCACGGAAGAAATTACATCATTGGCGACGAAAGCCTGATGAGTTGGAACATCTCTCACAATGAGCATAACGTTCTGACCCATGTTGTCGTTCCGCAAGCCCTGAACTTCCTCACAATCAGCCAGGCTCTTCAGGCGATGGGTCCGGCCGGAACGGTGTCGCATCCAGACCTAGAAAGAAAATTCGGAACAAGGATGGCGACGGGTTCTGCGCTCCTAACAAATACTCTGAATACACAGTTGGCGGAACTTCTCGCCGAGGGAATCTTGCGCCGGTCGAATGCGACGCTTGAGTCCGCAACCGTCACTTTAAATACGAGGCCGGACCTTCAGTTGGGCCGGACCATGTATCTTGCCGAGCGGCGTCGTCTCTACTACATCACCAGCATCACGAACAGGTTGGTGTGGGGGCACGAGTTCAGGACGACCGTGGAGGGAGCTTATGGGCATCATCCAACATCTCCCATTGGAGACCCGTGGTCCCTTGTGATGAACGGAGACAAGTTTATGCCTTCCTTCGGACCGACATCGGGAGGCGCTTCTCTTCAGGACCAACAGACCGCTACGGCCGTAAACGGTCCTACGTCGGGCGGGGCCTCTTTCAATGATGCCAAGACGGCTTTGAACAACCAAGTCATACCCATCGAGAACAGCTAATGGACCACCCGGAAGACGGAAATATCTACGAACGACTTCAACTCGGCGTTGTGACCGACGTGAAGCCGCTCATGGGCGACGATGAACAGCCCACCGAGTTTTTCAGCGGGTACGTGTCCGTTCGACTCCTTACGTCTTGTGAGGAGTTCCATTGGGTCAAGTGGTCCTATCCGCACATCGGCCAGTCGAACAAGAGCGGAATCATTGCGTGTCCCTCCGTGGACGATGTGGTCGTCCTTCAGTTCGACCCTCGTGGATACCCCGTCGTATTGGGAACCATGCTTTACAGCCAAGCGGTGAAGCCCATCTATGACCAGACGGACTTCACGACCACGCAGACGCCCGAAGGCGAGAAGACAAAAGAGTCCGACGACCTCCGGCTGAAACTGAAGCAAGGCGAGGTCATGGTTCGTGGAAGTAACGGGACCAGCGTACACTTCAGGAACGACGGAACGACCATCCTCAAGCTGGACGACACGAAGGAAGATGCCGACACCACGGTTATCGGCGTTGATGTGAACAAGAACATCTTCATTCTCGGTGCTCAGAACGTGACGGTGAAAGGTACGGAGACGGCCAGGGTTGAGTGTAAAAACGCTGAAATCGAGGCGACGGAGAAGGTCTCGGTCAAGGCGGATGAGGCTACCGTGGAAGCCTCGCAAGCGAAGGTCATCTCTGATAACATAGAGTTAGGCGGAAGCGGCGTCAAAGCCGCCATCATCCGTGAGTTGGATAAGGCTCAGCACATCGACCCCGTTATCGGGGTTCCTGTCGTCTCAGTACGGTACTTGACGAAATCTAAATCGACGAAGGCTACGTGATGCCAGGCGAACTCACGAAGGACATGGTTGTCGGGGAGATTCGTAGGCAGATGCTCCTCATGCAGTTCGATGTCCCGGTCATCAACGAGTCCGGGGATGTCGTGGGGACCACCAAATCTCCCCCGACGGGCGCTGGCATTGAACAGTTCGCAACCTCTATTGGTACGGCTATTTTCAACATCTTGAAAACTCAGGTCATCGTTGACGTGACTACGACCGGCGGGCCTGGAACGGGGAAGATTCGATGAGGGACTGGCGGCTGAGAAATGCCAACGGGCAAGATATGTTCGGCCGTCCGCTCGACATCGAGTACGACCAGAACGGCGAAATCACGTTTGTCCAGAATATGCTCATGCTCGACCAGAACCTCAAAAAGATTTCCATGACGCAGTTCGGCTCCTCTCAGTTGAACCCTCAGTATGGGACTGCTGTGGCTTCCCTGACCGGCTCGAAGCTGGACCCCGTGATGACCGGCTCGCTCATCGTTTCTGAAATCGAGCGTGTCGTGACGTACATGAAGACCATGATGCAAAAGCAAATGAAGGCGACCCCGCAAGAGCGTATTGCCTCCATTGACGACGTTCTCGTGGACAGCGTGAGTTCGGACCCGAGGAAGCTCCTTGTGACGACGCTCGTAAGGACAGAGGACGAGAACAGCATCCAGATGCAGACCACGGTTCAACCGTTCTAGGAGAGAAGACATGGCGAACACTTTGAGGACAACGGAACAGGTTAAAAAGGCCCTGTCCGACTTCTTCGGCTCCAACGCCCCTGACGTTTTGGTCCAGCCGGGTAGCGGACCGCAGGATGTCATCGACACCGTTTCTCAGGAGGCCGGTCGCCTCTACGTCATTCTGACTTTCATCTCTCTCACGAAGTCCGTGGCTGGTCTCAGGGACCTCATTGCGGACACCAACGAGTCCTCCGCATTCCGTGAGCAGTTGCGCCAGGCCCTTGAGCTTACCGAGTCCGACCTGGAAATCCTCATCAACGAAACCGTTGATAATTTTGCCGCCAACTACGGTCGCACGAGGGTTCCGGCAACGTCCTCTACGACCGTCCTGCGATTCATGAAGGGCTCCTCGGCGCTTGGGACCATTCCAATCGGCACGACCGCTCGGACCCCTGGGCTGAACGCAATCGAGTACGCAACCTCAATCGACATCCTCTCTCAGCCCGTCGTTCATGACCCCGTGACTGGCCTCTACTACATTGATGTCCCGGCGACCGCTACGTCCTCCGGGACGTTGAGCCGGGTTCCCATCAACCGTGTGACTCAGTTAAGCCCTCCGATTACTGGATTTTCTACGGTTACGAACATCGTGTCCTCTTCGGGCGGGACGAATACGGAGTCCAATTCGGCTCTCTTGGACCGGTGCATGACCGCCCTGAAGGGCCGGGAACTCGACACCGTTTATGGCCTGGATGGATTCGTGCGGGGGCAGGCAGGCGTGGAGGATGCGCTCGTCATCGACAACTCCGACCCCCTGATGCTCCGTGGAAACGGAAACGAGGTTGATATTTATGTCGTGGCCGACAACGAGCAGTCGGCGTCCGACTCCGTGACATTCAACTCGTCCATCATGGGCGATTCCGTCATCCTCAACCACCAGCCGGTAACGATGATTTTTCAGGTCCTCGTGAACGGCACTCTTCAGACCGCTGGCGTTGATTACAATTTCACGAAGGACTCGGGCGGGTTCGCAGGGAGTTCCATTGCGGTCGATAAGGTCCAGTTCCTTTCTGGTCACGCCCCCTCCGATGGGGACACCGTGGCCGTCTCTTACTCCTACAATACGATGATAGGCGACATCCAGGGGCAGTTCACGTTGCCGGAGAACGACATCCCGAACTCCGACATCCTCATTAAGACCGCAGAGCGCATCTTGGTGGACATGACCATCACGGTCGTTAAGCTCGCCAGCTTCTCGACCATCCAGGTTCAGACGAACGTGACGACGGCCCTCGAAAACTTCTTCGATGCCCTCATGCTCGGCGATAGCGTGTATGTGTCGGACGTAGTGGCGGTCATCGAGGCAACGGCTGGCGTTAACCGGGTGAACGTTCCTTTTACCAAGATGGCACCCGTCGGCCAGGTCGGTGCGTCGGACATCACCATCCAAAAGAATCAGTTCGCACGCCTGAACAGCGTCCTGTTCCTGTGAGGATAAAATGCCGATAACGATAAACCCACTCTCGTACCCATACCGGACCAACCGGTACTACCGACATCTTCTTGAGCGGTTGACCGACAAGAACGTGTACGACGTGAGTTACGCCGCCGTCGGAAGGCGGCAGTCCTACTTCCTTTCGCCGACCATCAACTCCGCTATTCCAGCCGTTGTCCCAGGGGCCAGCCTTGCGCCTGGCACGTATTACTTCACGGTGGTCGGGGTAACGGCCTACGGGGAGACCTTGCCAGCAAGCGAGATGTCGGTCGTCGTGACCGCTCCGAACAACGCCGTGATTCTCTCTTGGTCGGGGGTCGCCTATGCGACTGCCTATCGAATTTTTCGCTCCTTCGTTTCGGGCGGGTATAACGACACGTTCTTAGCGGAAGTCACCGGGGTCACTTTCACCGACTCTGGATATGTGGCTCAGTTGGGATTTCCAATGGCCTCCTTGGTCAAGGTCACGGGGGCCGTGACTCCGGCGGGGACTTACGAAGTCAGCCTGATGACAAGGAACCGTGAAGAAGACATCTACACGGAGATGATGAAGACAACGACAAAACCCGACGGTACTTTCGAGTTCACCGCCTCGTTACCGAGGGGAGAGAACGAGATGTACGCCGTGGCGTCGGGCGAGAACAGCGAGCGGGTGTATGTGAACGTCTATAACCTGCACCTGTATTTCGAGGCCATCGCAAGCGAGTTAATCAACTTCTGGCAGGAGATGTCGGACCGGGAACGGGCCGACTCTTTCATCGAGCCGACAAAGAACCTCTTCGACTCGAATCTGAGATACCCGTCAGACGAAGCCCTCCGTAAGATTTGGGGCGACCTTCTCGACGCCTATCGCCCCTCGACTTACTCGACCGAAGACTACCGGCTAATGCTGAAGGGCATCCTTGCGGCTCATGGCGAAGCCACGACGTTTGAGGCAATCAAACGGGTCTTTGAGATGTTCCAGAGCGCCCCGGACTACCGGCGCATCGTGTTCTTTGACAAGGGTTCCATGCCGTTCCGAATCGGAGAGAGGTTTGGGTTCAAAGCCGTGCGGACGCTCGGCGTCGGGAATCCTACCCTGGACTACGAGTGGACCGGCGGGAATATGTTTTTTGGCGGGGGGCGGGGAGACATTCCAAACGGGTCTGGTTCTTTTTCGGCGACGGGGGGCGGGAGCTTCATCCACACTTTTTACATCGACGGAGAGAGGGATTCCGACGGATACTTCATGGTTAAAATCATCCAGTCGGCCTGGAATACACTTGGCTTTGTCCCGACACTCCCGCTCGGAGTGAAAGTGCTTGCGATGTTCTGTGTGACGAATGACGACATCGTGGGTATCTATGGGCAAGGTTTTGTTGGCTCATATACCACGCTTCTTTCCTACGAGGGTCCGTACCATGTTGGCCCTTCGTATATAACTAGCAACGCCCGGATTATGAGCGAGGGATACCGAGGGTCTCGATTTATGGTTTACTTCAATACCATCTTCGGTACGGGGTATCTGACCGACCCCGAATATCTTCAGAAAAGGAAGATGATTTCTGACATCTTGAAGGCCGTCAAGCCTGCGAAGACCACGATTGGATTCGGCGAAGCGTCGAACTATACTCTTACAGAGATTTAGGGGAGGACGAGATGAAGGGCTACAAGGCGAACGACGGCTTCAATGCGATGAAGGAGGACTTTGACTTCTTGCAGGGCTCCCTGCAAGAAGGCATCAAGTACCGCTCCAAGGATATGTTCGGGGTCGGTGGCTTCATCAGCGGTGGCATCGTCACTCCCAACGGCGTGAACCCCGACAACATTGACATCTCGGCTGGCATCGGATACGACGCCAACGGCGAGCGATTCTTCTTCTCCGCTCAGTCGGATATTGTCATGCCGTACTTGCCGGGCAACAACTATGTTCTGGTGAGTTATCAGAACTACGACGATACCCCGAAAGCCGACCCGACGTTCGGCACGCTTCAGAACACACGGACGCAAGAGCGGGCCATCATCGCCGTCAAGCCCACATACGCTCCTGGCGACTTGGATACCTACGGCAACCCCTATGTTCCCATCGCTCTCGTGACGAAGCCGAGTTCCCTCAACATCGACCAGAACATCCGTGTGGACATCTTGAGCCTGAAGTTCGACTCGGTTGATACCTCTCAAATCGTCAACTCCGCCGTCACGTTCGCAAAATTGTCAAGCTATCTCCGTCCGCTGATTTGGGTCACGGACGAACCGAACATCCACTACGACAAAGAGACCGAGACGTTTCGGACGCAGAGCGCCGGAACGTTCATGTTGCCGGGCGGAAGCACCCTGAACACCGTGGACGGGTTCCCTATCGCTCGTGTCCCCGCTGTTCCGAACGTGATGCTTCTCACGCCGTCCGTTATCCCGGACCATTGGGACGTGTCGGTTGTCTCCGTTGCGGGTTTTAACCCAACCACTCTTTTGAAGACCCAAATCCTGCTCGGATACCTCAACGAGCATGACCAGTTCATCAACCTGCAAGCCTCGACGCCGGACGAAATCATCCACATGTCCGAGGATGAGGCCGAGACCACTCGTGTCTCGATGCACGAGAACATGTGGCGTCGTCGCAACGAGGCGTTCCAATCTTTCACGTCCATCACCCGTGATGGGACCCCCCTCGTGGATTCTCATCTGGTGTACCAGTCCGGCACGGACTACGTGGTCTCTCCTGGCGTGTCTCATGTGGCCGGTCGAAGGATTAGTACGACGGCCCCCGAGACCATCGGGGCCTCGAACACCGAGAACTACCCCGTTCCGTTTGCCGGAGACTATGGGCTGTGGGTCCAGCGTGAGTCTTCTGTCGGCAAGAGGTTCAGGCTCGACCAAGGCACGGTTGCGAACGCCTATCTGCTTGCGACCGTGACCTATGACATCGCCAGTCAGGCCATCGCCACGCCGGTCGATAGGCGGAAGTTCACTCCCGTTGCCGAAATCGAGTTTCTCGAAACGGCCACGAGGAACGTCCTGTTGGGATGTAGCTTGTCCTGGAAGAGCAACACCGAGGTCATCGTTGGTCCTGGCGAGGTTGGGTTTCCCGACGGCCAGGTCCGCAAGAATACGACCTCGAAGGTCATCAACTTCACGGACACCGCCCTCGACATCCTTTCTGCCGACGTGAGTGGCGGGCGCATGGCCGAAGGCTCCATGACTCCTTATCGCTGGTTCTGCGTCTTCGCAACAGCGAGCCATGCTGGAAACGAGTTCAATCTGGTTGCCTCACGCATCCCCTACTTCGAGGGCGTTTCGGGCGCATCGGGGACCTATACCGGCGCTGGCTTCACGGGCTTCGTGAACGGGCAAAGGGTTCGTCTTTATAAAACGAACGCCTCGGGGCAGAACATCGTCACGACTAGCGAAAATGATTTTTCGGGCGTCACGACGGCGGGCGTCGAGGGCGAGACCATCGTGGCGTGGAACGCTGGCGGCATCAGCACGACCGGAATCTCTCCGGTTGGAAGCCTGTCCAGCGGAACAGTCGTGGCCCTGAACAAATTTTCCCCGAACCTTGCTGGCGTGACGAACTACCGACTCATCGGGTTCGTTGGGACCGATGCTTCCGGTTACATCAAAAAGTTCACGCAGGTTTCTCCCGGAAAGATGCTCATCACATCCGCCGACACTAGCGCCGCTGGTGTAACCAGCATGTATCCCCTGCGGCTTGATTGGGGAGTGGCGAGTGAATACGTTCCGTTTTTAGGGAAGACGGTGTACGGCGGAGGGCAAGGACCAAACAGTTATGGGCCGTGTGCGAAGGACATCGTGAAATATGCCCCTTCGTGTGCCGACTCGCTTTCCCTTCGGTTGGTGCATTACTGGAAAGACGACAGTTCGACAAACCCAACTAATGACCCGCACGGAAACTATGCTTTTGCCGGGCGGAGGATAGCCGAAATAACAGGGGCTCCTCAACATATTGTTGGAGGGTTCCAGCTTCAGCCGTGGGGCGGGCTTGATGAAATCTCAGGACGAGGCTCCGGCGGGGTCGCCATCTTTGACTGTCCGGCGTTCCAGGGCACGGTTGCCATCGAAACGACATCTTACGGATATACGAACATGTCCAGCCTGCACCTCACGATTACCGGATTTGAGTTCGACCTAAAGAAAGAGTGGAGCTTACAAACCGCTGGTGGAGGATTCTTGCCATGAGGATAGTTTACAGTCTCGCTAATGGTGCCGTGATTGCGGCGGCTCAATGGGATTCTTACGAGCCGTCCACCGTGGAGACGTATCCGGCCTTCAACCCAAGTTATCACGGGTCTTTCACGAAGGCTCAAAACCTTCTGCCCGGAGACTTCTCCGGCGATGGCATCAAGCGATACAACGTGGACGACACCGTGACGCCAACCGATGTCGTGGAAAAGAATCACTTTACGGTCGAGTTGTCCGGTTCTCAGTTACAGCCCGCCGACGGCTCTACGAGGCTTTCCCTGACCGTTACTCATCGTGACCCGGATGGACTGCCCCTGGCGGTCTCATCTAGCACGACGGTCAATCTCGTTGCAAACAACGGTTTCCTTGAGAACAACCAAGTCACCATCTTGTCCGGTCAGTCATCGGCTCCCTTGTACCTTTATACGGCGAGGACGAACGGCTCCGCCGTCGTGTCGGCCTATGACTCTAGCACATCGGCAACGGCTCCTGACCCTGCCATTCTTCCTGGACATTCCCCTGAGATTTACTTCGTGGCGACCGCCAGCGTACCCACCCCGATGTCTCCGCAGGCGAATCAGGGAGCCATTCCGAAGCCGGAGTACGCACAGCACTCCCTCGTGAACTTCTACAACGGCAAGGCCATCGGTGTCGGCGTGGAAATCGAGAGCGATGTTTCCGGTAGTTCCATCGTTGAGAGCCCTTCTAACGGAAGCCACGTCCTTACGAAGTACGAGAACTCCGGCGTCCTGAATGACGTTGCGGGGTTCAACGCTTATCGAAATCACATCACCGCAGGGATGCGCCCGAGGGTGACGTTCGTTTTCAGTACCAATGGAGTGCAGACGGCGGACACGCTCATGATGTTTGGCTTCTCCAAGACAGACATCTCGGCTACCGGCGGGCTCGCCTCGGACATTTTCGTGGGGCTGAAATTCCTGGCCTCTGAAGATACCGAGTTTAGTGTCGTGGTCGGAACCGGGTCGTTTCTTAACCAGGCCGCTACGACGGCGAAGCCCACGGACGACATCCTGTGGCGTGTTGTGTTTGAGTTCAAAACAAGCGGGTACGCCGGTCCGGGGCTTTACGTCAGTTTGCTCGGCCTTACGACGGGGCACTCGGATGTCCTGTTTCTCGGAACTGGTTCCAACGTTCCTTCGCCGACGGAACTGATGGGCGTGTTTGCGTTTGCGAAGTGCCTCAATGCCGGGACGGTCGGAAACGTCATCTTGAAGAACGTGTACGTCCAGCACGACTAAGGAGACGCCATGCAACTGACACGTGAGGACTGGATTGAGAAGGTCGCTCCTTTTCATTTCCCGTCGAACTACGCTCGGCCAATCCAGGGACTTTCCGCTGTGTGGAAGAACACGGTGGACCCTCTCGGCTCGTTGTTGGAGATGCTCAAGTGGGCCAGACTTGCTCCGACCTACGATTGCAACCCGGCTGTCTTCGTGGCGCAGGTTGTCTTGGAGTCGAACTTCGGTCTCAAGACGGACGCCCTGCTCGGCATCAAGGCGACCAGGGCCGACGTTGCCGCCGGGAAATACAAGCGCCTTGCTACCCGAGAGGTCTTTACCGCCGAAGAGGTGGAGAGAGTCCGAGCGGCAGGGGACCTCATCTCTATCGAGAGCGAGGTCAAAGGCTCGACACCCAGGTTGTACCGAATCCGGTGCTATCAACTATTCCACTTCGAGCCGGGACTGACTGACGATTTCGAGCGATACTTCAGGTACTATGTGAGCCGGAAGCCCAAACGGGCTCGGTACATGAGGGATACGGAATCCTTCATCCGGTATGCTTGTGAAGAGCCATACGCCTACGCCACGGACGACAAATACGTCTCGATGATTTTGAGCGTGGTGAAGCGGTACGCCTTAGAAGACCTGAACGCATCCATCTAGGAGGAATGACATGGCGATGACGAAAGAACAGGTCGCAGAGAACATCAAGCAGGTTTCCGTTCTCTACTCTGAAATCTCCGACCTTCAAGACATCGGCTTCTCGGCCAAGGAAACCCCCGAAGGGAAATACCTTGTTATGAGCGGCAACAAGATGCTCAAGGGTATCGAGTGTGGCGTGAAGCTCCCCGCAACCCTGACCACGGATGAAGTGACCCTCTTGGTCACGACCATGAACGAGAACGTCGATACCGCCGTGAAGTCGCTCGTGAAGAATCGCAAGCACGCCATCAAGACGATTCTTGCGGCCCTCACGACAGAGATGAGTAACGTCTAAAATTCAAGGAGGAATAGCATGGCGACGAAAAAGTGGTGGCAGAAGGTGTTGGATGCCGTGAAGGCGGTGGTGCTGTGGGCGTGGTCCGGCATCCTGTGGTTGTACCGGGCGCTGGTGAACAAGGTGAAGTTGCTCAACGGCCTCATCGACGACCTCCTGGTGGATGCGAGCGGCTGGCGGAACAAGCTCGTCATCGCCGTGTGGGTCATCGTGTGGTTCAACCCAACGAATTGGGTTTACATGGTCTGCGCCACGTTCCTGACCGGCATCTATATGTGGCGGTACGACAGCGGGAAAGGCTGATTCCATGAAGAAGGTCATCGAGTGGGTCAAGTCGAATCCCGTGGTGGCTTTGGTCTTCGTCATCCTGCTTCTTCTGCTCGCTTTCACGGGCGACAAGTTGCGGAAGACGGAGACCAAGCTGGTCACGACCGTAGAGGAGAAGAGCGTTCTCCAAAAGAATCTCGACATGAGCGCAAGCGAGTTCGCTGAATATAAGAAGAACGTTCAGCAAAGCTCCCGGCACTATGTCAGCTACTACGAGAATGGGAACAAGAGCAAGGAGTGGTGGATTCTCAAGTCCAACTCAAGCTCTAGCGGTTCTTCGTCCTCTTCCGTTACGGTTCATGAGGCCGTGACCATCACCGTGACGAAGGCCGTCACCGTGGTCGAGACGAGGACGGAGCAGGTCGGCCGCCAGAACCGGGTCGTCGTCAAGCTCGGGGCGACCTTGGATGCCGTCAATCCGTCCATGCTCATCAAGACCAAGGCCATCACCGGATGTAGTGTGAGGGTCTTCCGTGGTTTCGGTGCCTTCATCGACGTTACGACGCCTATCGCCTTCAAGAAGGAAGGCGTGGAACTCTACCTCGGACCTACGTTCTGGTGGTGACATGGCGAGAAGCTCACGAAGGAACATCCTCCGTAGAAGGCGCATGATGAAGGATATGCGTACTACGGAGGATTTTCCTCTCGTGGACCGAGTGAGGAACACACGTGAGTATCTGAGCGAGAAGCTCGGCTTCGATGTCCGTGGAACTGTTTTGAGGTTCAGACGAAAGACGGGGTTCTAATGAAAAACGCACGAATTGATAGATACTCCGAATACGAGAAAATCGCTGGCCGGAACCCGTGGTACGAGGTCCTCCTGTATCGGCTCCTGCTCGTGTTTGTGGATACCCTCTCGATGGCTTCCATCTTTGCGGTCATGATGACCGTCATCCTCTACAAAAGCTGGAAGGTCTTCACGTACATGGTGGACAAGCAGGTCGCTCCCTCTGTTCTCATCACGTACATCGGGATGCTGTTGGCCGTGTTTGCCACGTTCACGTTTGCGTACACCTACCTGTGTGCGAGGAAGTACACGCCGCCTATCGTGGAGGCGCTCGCCACCAGGCTTTCCGGCGGTCACGACATCGAGGTCCCGGTCGAGAACGGGAACGAAAAAACCAAGGTAGCGACCACGGCTCCTGCCGACACGAAGTAACCTTCAACAATCAATTTTCTTGACACAAACTTATATCGTATGGTATAGGTATATTCGTTGTTGCAGTTATCTTCTCTCAGGAGGCAGTTATGAAGGTTGCCACGGCTGATTTGATGAAGACGGCCGAGTCGCAGATGGCCGAGTACGTCCGCTTGAATGAGGACATCAAGGCCAAGGAAGCCCGCAAGGAGACCCTCCGGGCGTCAATCCTGGGCTTGGTCGAGGCGGGCGTGTCCGAGACCGAGAACTACTCCGCAACGGTCAACCAGCAAACCCGGCGCTCCCTGAAGGTCGATGAGGTCATCGCCAAGTTCGGCGAGGACAAAGTGAAGCCCCTCATCAAGGTCACGGAGACCAACGCCCTGTCGGTGAAGCGGAAGTCCGAGTCCATCGTGGCTCCCCCGGCTCCGTATCCCAAGAAACGTGGGAAGAAGTAATATGGCTCGCTTCGATTCATCGAAGGTGTACGGCGGAGCGGCCCGGCATTGCGGAGAGCAATGCCGGGCTATTGCCTTCGCCCCCACCAAGAAGCGGCTCCTCGAAATCACGGGGCAGTCCATAAGACACTTCAACAATTATTGGTGCGTGACTGGAAACCTGACGGAACTCAAACTCGTCCATGCGGCCCGTTTAGCCGGGGAGACCGAAGGCGTGTGGGCCGAGGTCGGTCGTTCCTTCAGCGGCAACTACACACGGGCAAATCTCGGGGAGGTTGACGGACATTGAAACTCCTGAACAATACTCCTGTCCCTGACGAAATACTAACCAGTCTGTTGACGGCCGCTGGCCGGTCCGTCGGTGCCAGGACGGCCAACGTGGTCGTCCAGGTAAATCAGGGTAGCGTAAACAGAACCTCTAGCGGAACCGCATGGCATTGTGAATGGGTCCGGTGGTCCGGCAATCGGAAGAAGACCACCAGGAAAATCTCCACGGACGGCGGAGCATTTAAGATTTCGCTCTCCATCATCCCTAAGAAGTACCTGGGCCTCGGGTTTGACAGCTATGACGGCCTCAAGGCGGCCGAGAACTTTATGCACGTGGCCCGACACGAGTGGGGGCACATCCGGGACTACCAAAACGGAGGATGGTATCGCTTGGAGTGGTCCCGTCGTGGACCTGGCGGGAGACGGGGACTCCATGACCGCCGCCCGGAGGAAATCAGGACCGAGAACTACATCTACGAATCCGACAAGGCCCGGCGGAACCGGAATTGGGCCTACGCTGAAATCATGGATTTAGCCCTGTTTTTGGAGGCTCGAAAGTCTGTCAAGAATCTTGACTGACTACACCAAATCTGCTAGTATAGGTTCATCAGTAGGAACCACAGGGAGGGCACGATGAACGCCGAAACCGAAAAGGACCTCTTGACCAGGATGGGAAACTACCTGGACAGCATCGACAATGTGGTCGAGCAGAACTTCATGGGCTTCAACAAGCCCGACAAGATGGCCTGGCCCCGTGCCTGCGGCAACGTGCCTCGCATGAAAACGGTGCTCCGCAAGTACGAGAAGCAACTCTCCGGTCGCTTCGGGGAGGACGCCTTCAACAGCATCGACTGGAAAGTTCAACTGCCCGAGTCCTACATCTCCCCCGAGAAGGTCCCCGGCGGCATCGCCCTGATGCTCGGCGGCAAGCGAATCTCCGGCGACAAGTTCAGCCAGTACCTCGGAATCCACCGCTCCTTCAAGGGCGAGGGCTTCCGATGGAACGGGAACAACTGGGTCGCTCCATTCTCATTCGACTTCGCCCCCTACATCGAGAAGATGAGCGCCGTCGGCATCGAAGTCCTCCCGGTCCCGGCCATCTCGGTCCAGGAGTTCGAGAAGGCGAAGGCCGACACGGAGAGCAACAAGGCCCCCAACAAAGGAGCCTCCATCGGCCTTCTCCCCGACGGTCGCTTCGCCATCCGTCACCCGTACAGCGAGAAGATGAACCAAGCCTACTGGAACGCCGAGGAGTTCGGCGGCATCGTGAAGTGGTCTCACGAACTCAAGGCCCGCCTGGTCGGTGCTGGCGACATCGAGGACCTGCTCGACGCCGAGGCGCTCTTGAAGAAGGTCCATCCCGAGTGGACGGTCTCCATGTCCCCCGAGGTCACGGCCGAGGTCAAGCGCATCGAGGACGCCCGTGCCGAGTACCGCAAGCCGACCCCCGAAATCCTGGGGGTCTTCAAGGACAACATCATCCCCTTCCCGCATCAGGTCGAGGGCATCAAGCGCCTGAACGAGATGGACGGCCACGCCCTGAACGGCGATGACATGGGCCTCGGCAAGACGATGCAGACTCTCGCCTGGGCGGCGATGAACTGCAAGAGCTTGGTGGTCATCTGCCCCAAGAACGTCCGTCGTCAATGGCTTCAGGAGGCCGACAAGTTCTTCTTGGCCGGGACCTTCAACGGCATGGAAATCGACGCCACGACCGACCCGGAGTTCATCGTGAATGCCAAGGGCAACGGTTACAACCTGCTCACGATGAACTACGAAATCGTGAACAAGTTCAAGGACGCCATTGCGATGTGTGGGTTCGATGCCCTGGTCCTCGACGAGAGCCATCGCATCAAGAGCCTTGACGCCCAAATCACGAAGAACGTGACGGCCTTGTCGAAGAAGTTCGAGCACCACATCTTCATGAGCGGCACGCCCATCAAGAACAAGAAGAACGAAATCTTCACGCAGGCCAACATCGTTGCCCCTGGAACCTTCACGAGCCGGGGCCAGGTCACGATGATGCCGGTCTTCGACGTGAAGGAGAGCCTGAAGAAGTTCTTCTTCCGACGGACCAAGCGGGCCGAGTTGAAGAACCTGCCGGAGAAAATCCGCACTCGCATCTCCCTGCCCAACGGCAAGGAACTGCCGGACTGGACGCCGGGCATGGAAGTCGGCGAAATCAGCGCCCTGAAGAGCGCCCTCGCCTTCGCCAAGACCAAGTACACCATCGAGTTCGTGTCGGACATCATCGAGAACACCGAGAGCAAGGTCCTGGTGTATAGCGACTCCGACGACGCCGCCGAAATCATCGCCAAGCACTTCGGGAAGAATGCCGTTCTTCATACGGGCTCCACGAGCCACGAGAAGCGTGAAGTGGCCAAGGCGGCCTTCATGAACGAGGACAGCGAAGTCCGGGTGTTCGTGGGGACCACGGGCTCCTGCCGTGAGGGCCTGAACCTGACCGTCGCTGATAAGGTGGTCTTCAACGACCTGCCGTGGACGCCCGCTGACCTGGAACAGGCCGAGGACCGGACGCATCGCATCGGCCAGAAGAACGTGGTCAACGTTTACTGGCTGACCGTGGCGGGCAATCGCTTCGACAGCCGGGTGTGCGAACTGCTGTGGGCCAAGATGGACATCTACAAGAAGGTCATCGAGGGCAAGAAGCCGACGGCGGAGGAGAAGAAGGTGTTCGAGACCGCCATCTCTGCCCAAGACCTCTTCAAGGATGCGGCGTGAGAATCAATCCGAAGACCAACATCACTACCTGGGGCTCTCTGGCCCCAGGCGGCGCTCGTGGACCGAAGATACGGCCCGTGTCGTATATGGACTTGTATAAAAGACGGGCCATTGCGATGAGCCGGGTGTGGGGCTCTCTTCGAGCCCCTGGCAAGTCGAGCATGAGCGCAAGTCGCAAGAGATTTTTGAGGAGATGGCGAAGAGCCTCCCCGGAAAGAAGGTCGTGTGATGTTTTTCGCAACGAAGGCCGTGACCTGGGCGTGCCTTGTCGGGGTTGGGGTTGCGGTCTCTACCGTCAGCCCGCAGTCGATTCCTGCGTGGGTCATCTTGCTGGTTTGTCTGTTCTACGGCCTCGGCCTGAATAGGGGTGAGTGATGAACTTCGGCGAATACATGAAAGAGTACGAGAAAGTCAAATCCGAGAAGGGTGAGGACGCCGCTGGCGTCCACATCATGCGGATGATGCTCGATGAGGTCCTGACGTGCGTAAGACTGGTCCAGACACATTCGTTCGATTCCGTGGATGAAGTCAGCGTCCGGGAGTTTACGGACGCCGTGAAGTATTTCATCGACACAGTTGACCGCATCAGGCGTGATTGGTCGAGGTTCGCATTGGATAGCAAGGGAAGGTTCCAGCCCGATGCGTTCGACAAAATCCTGGACAAGACGACCCCTGGGCTCCTGGACATCCACAAGAAGTACCACGAAGAAAGAAAGAAGCTGGAACTGAGGGCCACGCTCGAACGACGCCGGGATGGAAAAGAGAGGTTCTGATGGACACGTCACGCATGATGAAAGTAGTGATGAGCTACTTCGATGCCACCAACGCCGAGGTTGCGGAGGTCCTCGGCGTCACGGAGAGTTACATCACGCACATCGTCAATGACAAGCGAGAGCCATCCCTGAAGTTGTTGGAGGTCATCTCTCGGAAGATGAACGTGCCCATGTGGCTTCTCATCATGGCCGGGGAGCCAAGGGAAATGGAGCGGTTCCTCGGGGACGGCCGTGACCCGTACAAGGAGGCCGAGATGCCGAAAGAGGTCGCCCGCTTCGTGGTTTCCATGCGGGCTTCACTTATGAGAAAAAGACCTTGACTGATTCTCTAATCGTATGATATAGGTATATCAGTCGTTATCAAAAACAGGAGGCCGTGTATGTCAGCGAACGTGACGGTGCGTGAGGACGGGAAGGCCGAAATGATGTTTGTCGGGAAAACGCCCTGGCATGGGTTGGGCACCTATGTCGGCGACAAAGAGGTCACGTCGAAGGAAGCCATCGTGGCGGCGGGCATGGACTTCGAGGCGGTCAAGAAGCCCTTGACCTACCTCTTCAACGGCGAGAAGAAGGCCACCGATTCCTACGCCGTCGTCCGCAACGACAACGGGCGGCACCTGGGTACGGTGGGCTCGAAGTACGTGCCCTTCCAGTACAGCGAGGCTTTCGACTTCTTCGACAGCGTTGTCGGCGGCAAGCACGCCATCTACCACACGGCGGGCACCTTGTCCGGCGGTCGAATTGGGTGGATTCTCGCCAAGATGAATGGTCTGCTTCGCATCAAGGGCGACGACGTGGTGGAGAAGTTCCTGCTCCTGAAGACGGGCCACGACGGCAACAGCGCCGTCGAAATCCTCTTCACCCCCATCCGTGTCGTCTGCGCCAACACGCTCTCCGCCGCTTTCGACAACGTGGCGAAGGGCGACGTGTTCCGCATGAAGCACACCCGGAACATCGGACAGAAGGTGTTCGATGTGCAGAACCATCTCGCCTCCGTGGACGCCTACTTCAAGAAGTTCAACGAGGCCGCTCAGTTCCTCGCCGGGGAGCAGGCGACCAAGAGCGACGTGGAGAACTTCCTTATCCAGTTGGAGTTGGCCCGTGCCAACCAGCGGGAGGGCATGAACCCGAAGCGGTTGGTCTATGAGTCGGCTGACTGCCAGAAGGTCATCTCGCTCTTCGAGCGGGGCCGTGGGAACGACATGAACGGCATCAAGGGCTCGTTCTGGTCGCTCTACAACTCCGTGACCGAGTTCGTGGACCACGAGCGCAAGACTCGGTGCGCCTCGAAGTCCGGCGACTCGTCCAACGCCTGCCGCCTGAAGAGCGCCTGGTTCGGGTCCGGTGCGGACCTCAAGCAGGAAGCATTCGCCCTCGCCCTCGACATGGCGGGGAAGAAGTAAGAGACCGATACCCCCCGGCGGGGAGACCCGCCGGGGAGTGTCTTTGAGGAGGGAACCGTGGGACTGTTCGGGGACAAGCGCAAAAAGTTCGTACTGGATACGTCCATCCTCGTCGATGGGCGATTGATGATTATGTACCGGAACGACCTCCTCGACGGGCGCATCATCACCCCGGCCTTCGTCCTCGACGAGCTTCAAGGTCTTGCGGACTCCTCGAACTACGTCAGCGAGAAGAAGGGGAAGAAGGGTTTCGCATCCCTGAACAAGCTGAAGGAGGCCATCGCCAAGGCCAACGGAAAACTCGAAGTCCCTCTGTGCAAGGAGGTAACGTCTCCGGCCGTGGACGACAAGCTCATCGAACTGTGCGGGTCGATGAAGGCGGTCCTCGTGACCGTGGATGGAAACCTGACGCACAAGGCAGGGCTCCTCGGCGTGAAGGTCCTCAACCCGAACGTCCTCGTGGGGCAGTTGCGCCGGTCGGTGTCGGTCGGCGACAAGTACGTCTTGAGGCTGTCAGAGGCCGGGAAGCAGGCAGGACAGGCCATCGGCTACCTGCCGGATAGCACGCTGGTCGTCGTGGACAACGGCGACCGATACATCGGCAAGGCGGTGTCGGTTGTGGTGCGGAATGTCATCGTGACCGATACGGGCATCATCGTGTTCGCCGACATCACGTGGGAGAGACGATGAATCATCTATCACTTGAACAAGGAGAAGTGTCATGACGCAATCCGGGCTTTGGCAAAAGCGAAACCGAGGTGAGTTATGAAGGACATCTTCTGCCCTACGTGCGGGGGTCCGGCCATCGACGAGCAACACGATGAAGTCGATGTCGGTGTGGGCGTCTTGAGTGGACCTTCGTCCTATCTCTGCGCCAAGGGGCACGTGTGGTCTCCCGGATTGGATGCGAAGGAAGAAGCGGACAAACTGTTCAAGGAGCCGTTATGAAACCGAAGGGTTGGGAAGAGTCACGTATCAAAGGGATGTACACCAGGGACCTCGATGAGTTCTACAAGCTCGTGGTCGAGGACCGGGGAGCGGATAGAGCCCCGTACTGGAAGAAGAACGACGAGCGGGTACGGGTGTACGCATTGAAGTTCTGCGGTTCCGTTTACCCCATCAAGTGTTTCCCGAGGCTGAAGGGAGCCCTGGCGTTCTGCAAGGGCATCGACGCCGAAAACTGGCGCACGGCGAGGTACTCATGAAAAGGAACCGTGTCTGCATCTTCATCGACGGAAGTAACTTCTACCATCTGACCAAGATGAACGACCTGCCGACCAACATCGACTATAACGAACTGTCGAAGGCGTTGGCTGGCGACCGTACCCTGGTCCGCACGTACTACTACAACTCGTTCTACGACGCCGATATGTACCCGGACCGAGCGAAGGCCCAAACGCCGTTCTACGAAGCGTTGGGTCGTGTCCCGTACCTGGAAGTCCGGCTGTCTCGGCTGATGCCGAAACAGGACGGCGGATTCCACGAGAAGGGCGTGGACGTGAAGGCTTCGGTGGACATGGTGTACTACGCCGCCTTGGACTTCTACGACACGGCCATCTTGGTCAGCGGCGACCAGGACTTCGCTCCGGCCCTCCTGGCAGTCAAGGAGATGGGGAAGCACGTCGAGGTCGCCGCTTTTGCGAACAACCTCCCGAGGGAACTCCACAAGAGCGCCGACCGCATTATCCTCCTCAACGAGGTCATGCGGCCGGACTCGTTGACGTTCCTCAAAAACGGGGGTGCCCGTAAGTCGTAGAGAGCCCGAATAACGAAGGCTAAGGGGTCGGAAAGTAGCTATCGGCTACTCTCCGGCCCCTTTTACGTTTATAGGGGCATCGTTAAAAAGAAGGGCCTTTACGTGCAAAATCGGAGGGGGTATGAAAAGGCCATAAATCCCAAATAATATGGGGCTTCAACACTATTGACAGATTCCTAGAACGTATGATATACCTATATCATCAAGTCAGGAGGCGGGTATGAAGGTCAAGGTCCTGAAGCGGGGCGGGGTCGATAACCGGCAAGAGGTCGAGAGGATAGTCCGGTTCATGGCCAGCAAGTTGATGTCCACCCGGATGGCCAACACCCTGAGCATCAGGGTGGAGATGCGGGCGTCGAAGTTGAAGGGCACGATGCTTGGGTGTGTCGTTCACAATGCCAGCGGGGATTACTCCTGGAAGAACCGGAAGGACTACCGCATCGTCGTCCGCCGGGACCTCGACACCCCTAAGCTTGCCGAGGTCATCGCTCACGAAATGGTTCACGTGAAGCAGTACGCCCAAAGGGAGCTTCGCAAGCGGTATCACTCCACGGAGAAGGCGTGGCGCCAGTTCTGGATGGGGCAGGAGGTTCCCCGCTCGACTCCTTACCTCGACCTGCCCTGGGAGATTGAGGCTCGAAAGATGGAGTCAGCCCTGAAGTACAAGTACCTCATCGAGGTCCAGTCCAAGGTCATGAAGCACATCGCCAATATCGACGAGTGTGTGACCGTCTGGAAGGAACACCTGAATGCCGAACTTGCGAAGAGCGCCCCTGTCGCCTCTGTTTGATGGAGCTTGACAGGCTCCTAATGTTCTGATATACCTATACCATCAAGTCAGGGAGGAAGAGATGGCCGAGACCAAGAAGGGGTACATCATCAAGGGACTCCGCAAGGGCGCGGTGGCTTACTTCGAGGGCAACGAGCGGCGGGTAGGGATTTCGTCCTTCAGCAATGTGCAGACCGTAACGCTGACGGACAGCATTTACCGCGCCGAAGTGTTCGAGACACGGGCCAAGGCCACGGCCAAGATGAAGAACAATTCGGTGTATTACAAGTTCGACCAAGGCGAGAAGTTGTCGGACCCGCATCGGGTCGAGGTCGTCGAGGTCGAGTTGTACCCCTCCATCTCTTGCTCGTTCGACGAGATTGGGTCGGCGGTCAAGGTCTCGTACCGCACGTACTACGTGATGAGCGAAGCGTCGGTCGTCTCGAAGGAAGACGCCTTCGAGAAGGCCAAGGAGAACGAGATGGAGTCCGCCGAGAAGCATGTGGCGAACCTGAAGGCGCAGTTGGCCGAAGCGGAGCGGTATGTCTCGCTGGTCCGTGGCGTTCAGTTCAAGGGCTGAAATCTCCCAAGGAGGCCGTTATGTCGAAGACCAAAGTGGGCACCCTGAAACTGGACAAGGAAGAGGTCGCTGTCATGGTGAGCTTGCCGGATGGGCCGGAGCCGACCGAGATGACCAAAGACGACGTGTGGGGGAAGCTAGTGGTCGATGGCGTCGAGGAGCACGTTGGGGCATCTGGCAAGTATGCGTCCTCAGTCAAGGGCCACTTCGAGGGCGGCTACATCGTCGCCCGTGGTCACGGCCACGACGACGCTCCTCCCGTGAAGTGCCCGGTGTTCGGCGACGAAGTGCCGTACAAGTCGGTGACGGCGGTGTTCCCTGCCGCCATCGAGAGCGATGTGACGTACTGGCTCGGGTACGTCCAGGGCGGCGATTGCGTGTCGAAGCGGAAGGTCCTTCCCGATGGCAGGGTCGCTGTCCGTGCCGACTATATGTGCTGGTGAGAACATGAAAAGCAACAAAGCCAAACCCTGCTACGGAGGCAAGCCGAACGGCTGGCAAGAGTGTACGACCTGCGGTGGGCGCATCCACGACAATACGTGCACGTCGAAGATGCGTCCCCGGTGGGACTGTTGCAAGAGGCGGCACGAGATTCTTGGGAACCCTCCCACGGATTTTGTGGCTTCGCTGGACTCTCCGATACCCCTCCGTCCAGGGTTGCCGATTCGTAAAGTGTGGCCTGTTCAAGCCGTCAACGTTTAAGGAGTCCGAGCATGGCTCGCTGGTACAACAAACCCAAGAGGAACAGAGTGGTCTCCAAGCTGGGGAGGAGGCGCTTCCGTTCTCTCGTGGCCCATGTGGCTCGCTCGCTTGCGTCTCCCGTGAGAGTTGAGATTGTGTTCACGGGAGAGTTCAGAGGATTCAAATCCGTGAGCAGGATTGAAAATCAAGGAAGGAGGGACCATCCAAAGACCTGTTGAAGAAGTAGGAGATGAAGCAGTTCAAAAAAAAAAAAA